GTCTCTGTGGATGTCACTCTCTATCATTTGATGTCCCCCTCCCCAGCACCCCCACACCCCATCCTTGATGCCCTGCTGCCTGTCTAAGCTGTTATATCTGTTTGTTTGAGTAATCATAGCACAATTCCCTCGATAGCATGGGACGCTTTAATGATAAGTCCGCTGTCATTCTCTGTAAGCTTTCTTTCCTTTTCAAAGACAGTAACTATATCTATTAAAGCTTTTCTTAATCGCATATTGTCGTCTTGTAGTTCCAAGGTCGAACTTGCTCCTTCTTTATCGCCACAAGGGCATAGTGCAACAGGGTATTCAGTTAGAATAATAGGCTTTGTACCACATCCTTTATATCCCTCATACTCAGGATTAGGAACAGCAATAGGAGCATGTCTTTGGCATTCTCCCCATGCCCATCCATCGTTATACCATTTACATTCTTCACGCTTACATTCGATAGCCTTCTCGGTTAATGCGGCTTCGGCGGAGAGGGCGGCCTTTGAGCCATCACAATTAGAACAAAGTGTTATAAGTTTCTCGTCTGGTCCCTCGTATCTACCACAGCCATCACATTTCATATTATTCCCTTCCTTTCGTTCCGTGTCTTTATATCTCCCAGTTCACTGACCGTAAGTACCGTTCAGCATATTTAGCTGATGTCTGTTTGTCGTACTCCACTAATATGTAATGAACAAGATCATAAGAGCCGTAAACTTCGTGCAGAATAATAGCTAATTTCAGAAGTTTTTCCGGCGGCGTCTGATCGTAATGCAAAAAATTCTTAACGTAAATTGCATCCGACCAAAGCGACTGGCTGATATATGTCGACTGTTGGCAGTGTATCTGACCTACATTATTATTAACGAATAACGGTTTGAAAGTTCGGCCAAGAATTGCGCCACGGAAAAATTTATGAAAGAGAAATCCATGTTTTCGCAGAATCTGATCCACTTCGGCAAACAGCGGCTGACCGATATATAGAGGGACAAACTCCACCTCAGTATGGATAATCATAATATCAGCCAATAAATTTTCCGCTCCATTAAAAACATCAACCTCGGCACCTTGAACATCTATCTTTAAGTAATCAGCATTCTGTACCTCATCGATATCATCCAGGCGTTTAGTGGATACAGGAATGCGTTTGATAACCTGAGCTAATTCGGGTAAACACTGAAATTTCTCCAGCAAGTTTGTATTGGGATCATAGAGCGAAGATGTCGCGAGACGGTTGCACAAATTAAAGATTTGTTTGCTACCGTCACCAATAACATAGGGGAGAAACGAACAATCATCGTTGTGTAATTGATTAAGTTTCTGACATTCTTCTTCGTCAGGCTCGAAACCGATGACTTTAGCAACACCAGGTTTCAGCAATACAGTATAATCAGAAGGTTCGTCGCCAATCGTCATAGCGCCAACATCTATAATTTTTATCGGTTCACCTTTGTGCTCAAGAACATTCAATAAACTAAACATATTATCTACCATTTAAGCCTTCCATCCTCGTCTTCCTTCCATGACAGCTACCGCACAACGTCTGGAGGTTGCTGGGCAGGTCGCTGCCGCCTTGTTCTTTAGAGATGATATGGTCACAGTGTGGCCGTCGCCTCTTGTCCTCACAGCCCTCGATACATAACTGCCAGCAGCTCTGGCATGTGTAGTTATCGCGGATGAAGGTTGCCCGCCGCTTGCGATACCACGCCCTGCCGCCATAGCCTCTTGCACAAGCAGACGGCCTTATACTACTATTGTGCCGCCTGAACTGTGTTCGCTTCAGTGTGTGTGTTGGGGCTGCTGTTGGCATTACTTAACTACCCCTTGCCCCACCACTTTTATTTCAGGCTTTGGCGGCAATAGGCTTTTAGGGTTCCCGCCACATTTAGGACATTTTCTTTTCTTGAATATTCCGATCTTACCTGTATCCCAACACCTTATACATAGCCAATTTCTCATTATTATACCTTAATTCTTTATTATCTCATCGACAATGCCATATTCGACTGCCTGCTCTGGTGATAACCATACATCAGTTTCCGGCAACAGAATCTTTTCAACATCCTTCTTATTGAGTTTTGTATGCTTTACCAAATGCGATATAAACCGTTGATGCAAAAGTTCCTCTTCCCTACGCTGGGAAACTAACTCATGCCTTTTGCCTTTGAAACTCCATGAAAACTGATGGCAAAGTAGTGCTGTATTCTTCGTTATTTTTCGATGTCCCTTTTCACCAGAACAAAGGATTATAAAACCCATCGACGCACATGTTCCAAGCCCTGTTATGTGTACTGGCCTTCTGCATAAGTCAATAATATCAACTAACATAAAACCATAATCACAAGCCCCCCCAGGAGAGTTTATAATCAAATCTATATGGTCGTAATCGGCCTCCAATTTGCAATCTACTGAAAGTAAATCCATTGCTGTATTTTTAATATTCACATCATCGACCTTGCCACACAAAAGAATCATGCCTCGGTCCCTGAGAGTCTTTTCGCTTTCATCTGCCATTTTTTACTTTCTCCTTTTTTCTGCTTTACTTGACTACCTCATAAATACCCTACTGGTTATTCTTTTTCATTGCCCCTAACTGTCTTCCAAAATCCTATCCCTTGGGCATCTTGGCCACTCGATGACTGTCCAAGGCAGCAATCAATGGCCTCCACCTCTCTACAGTCTTCCGCAGTGCCTGTATGTCGTGGTACTGGCCTGCGATGCACCTGTTCTGGCGTAGGTCTATCCTTTGTGCCTTGGCTTGCTCTGCCTTGACGTCCTTAGTCCAGCGGATTGTGATAGGCCATATTGTCATGGATTGATTACCTCAATATCGTCCCTTTGTGGCCATAAAATATGAGATTTGCCCGGATGTTCGGTGCACTCAACAGGGGTTAAGTGTAGCCCTCGGTCAGAGAGTCTTCTAAGATTTATATTCAATTCCTTACAGCATACTTCGCATCTGCCTTCAAAATCATACAGTCTGTCCTTGTGCTTGTCCTTAGTCCATCTGATTGTAATTGGGCCTATCTTCATTGTTTGACTACCTCGGCTAATTGCTCATCGGCAGAAATACGCCGTAATTCATTGCTGTGATTCCGATTGCCTAAACACACATAACAATTACCACCAGGCCTGCATGACGGGTCAACACCTCTCGCTGAGTTCCTCGGATATGAAGCTCGCCTGTCTTTGCGGTTCGGATAGTCTTTATAAAAACCTTTACTTTTCTTGCCCATTTAATGCCTCTTGCTATGCTTTTCCATTGCCCCTACGGGGTTAAGTCCCTATTCCGTCTTTGCTTGCCGGACTCCTTCGTCAGGAGGCGACTGGTCAACGGACGCATCACAAACAACACCAACAACATTGTTGCTTAAAATATCCGCCTTGTCCCAGTGGTCAAGACATCGCTTGGCAGCGAGATTGGCGTTCTCAGCCATGTTGGCAAGAGCCTGTGTAACAACAGCCTGTATGCTGGCCTGCTGAATCCGGCAAGTGCGGATAGTCTCAAGACTCTCTTGCTGCATCTCGTCGTAAGTACGCTTCAGATTGGCCTTCCAAGCCTCGTCTACTCTGACATCTCTGTCAACTTCCGGCGTTCCTTCGCTTGCATTGTCCATTTTACTTCCTTTCTTTTTGGGTTTCATTTTTTTATCTACTACACATTTATAAATCATTAGAATGGTATCCTTACGCCCATTCGTAGGAATAGCTCGTTGTCCGGTACTTCATTCAGAGCACTAAATGTATTTCCGTATCCGGTTTCAACTATCCATTCCGATGGATCCTCGTCTGTGAATTTAATCTTAGCACCCAATAGACCAGCATAACTTCCAGCATCTTCATCAATAAATGTGATGGTCGCCTCTCCGCCAAAATATGGCCGGGCTGTTATTTTACCGCTAAATAGTATTTTGAACGCTTCTGGAATGAATGGAATCAAACCGTTGGGATCGAGAATATCTGGCAAGTGTTGGACAGCACCTAATTTCAGTGTTGAAGGCGTTGGATCGTCTGGGAAGACTGAAGTACCAATAAATGGCTCCAAACCGCCCCTCACTTCATTGCCGAGCATATAGCCAACCCTGAAGTTATACTCTTGGGTTGCACCGTCAGTTAAGCCCCATACCGTTAGTCCTGCTGCCTGGGCTGAGCCACATAAGCACAATATTGCGATGATTGTCAATATTACTGTTCTCATGGTCTTACTCCTTAAAAAGTTGGTTATTTGTTTCTCCCGGCCTATTTTGGGCCGTATTTCTTCACGCCGGCTTTCATGTCGAGGCCAATAAGTACATTAATCACCTTGACAATGCTTTGGAGTTTCTTACACCATTTGTTGTTGGTTTCGTTCGGTATCACCGCCGCTATTGCCCTAAATATCATAATTAAGCCGTAGGCTATCGCACCACCCACCACTGAAGGATCAATCTTTGTGGCTGTTTCGGCTATCATATCAATCATGTTTTACTCCTTTTTTTAATTTCTTCGACTAATTCTTTTCTCTCACCTACAAAGTCCAGGTGGTCTTGTGTTCTTTTGTCTTTTAGCTCTTCAATGTCCATTATCTTGCAAACGCATCGGGTGTTAAATGATCTGGCCAATAAGGCTCTATTTCATCACTTATGCCATCCCACCAAATAGCCGAACCATCACTATAATGACATATTAAGCCTTTTGATAAGTCTTTAGCATTCATAATATGATAACCGTACAATTTGTTTTCTTGACCCGTTGTCTCTAATTTCTCCCTTAATTCGTCCGATATTGATACGCCTATAATTTCACCCTGCCTCATACATTCTGACATAACAGCTAAGGATAAATTCCGAGGCTCATTATAGCCTATTTTTAATCCTTCTTCAAACGCTAATTTAATCATATCTTATAACCTGAGATACTAAAACTTTTCACCTTTTAATAATTTTATTACTTCAATTTTACCAAAACCCCCACGTTCTCGTATTCTTTCAAAAGATTGCTGCTTTCCATATCTTTTGACATATTCTTCATAAACAACTTTAGCAAGCCATTCTGGAATATCTTCATCGTCTTGTATTGGATAACTCATAACTTCCGGGCAATAGATTCTGAGGGAGAAATAGCCCTACAAAAAGGGCTAATCTTCCGGTTTAATGAGTTCGTCGGTCGATTTTTAGCTAAGGATTCGCACCATTTCAGCGACTGTCAGCGACTACCTAATCACCTTAGTTTTAGGTCAATTAAAAGTGGCCGCCTTTTTATAACGGCCACAGGACCTTTTCTACACGTGGCAGATAAGCTCTTAATTGGCACAAAGTAGGGTTAATTCCTTGCGACTGTTTACACAACAGTTGACGTCTACAATGCCACGTCTATGCTCTCGATATGCCCTCAAGCCCTCGTATTATCGAGAATACCTTAAACTCTATTATAAATGGGGCGGGTAGGTTTTAGTTGACATCATTGCAAGCTACCTATGTCTCGAAACAAAATGTCAGTCGGCCAATTTAACTTTTTGCCCGTCGAGCCAACACCCACATAAAAAAGCAGGCCGCCGAGTTTCTGTCGTGTAAACAGTGAAACTTGACGGCCTGAACAAGCTGTGATTAAATTGTCTATTCTGAATCCTTCCATTGAGACAATCATATTTAACTACCTACGTAGTTTAACGGACAAAGTTCAAGCTGTCAAACTATTTCTTATCTTTTTGCATATTTTTTTCATGTAGAAAAACCACGTATTTTGATACCGAAAAGCCACTTAATCGTGCTTTTAAGCCGATACTTTGGTATTCCGATGCTGTTATTTTTAACTTTAAGTTGACGAATCTGTATTTATATATCTGCGTTCCCTGCAAGCTTATACATGCCTTACAACGCCTACTCCATCCTCTCTTGTTAAGCCTAAAGGCTTTTACTTGCTTCTCTTGACCACATATCGAACAAGTTTTAGTTGTTATGGATTTAGAGCATAAATTACAAACTCGGCTCATGCCAGACTTGTTTAACTTGAATGATGTTAATGGTAACAGTTCTTTGCATTTTGAACAGTTTCGTTTTTCCATAATTACTATTATAACCACAAACACAAATACGTAAAGAATAAAATGTGTCACTGCTCCAACTTTATGCAATATATTTACCTTCATAAACCTTTTATCTATAAAGTCTTGGAACAATCTTCACGTCACTATATGTTTTTCTTTGGACTTTTTGGCTAAAATAGACGATAATACTTTTAGGTTAAATGACAAATAAATAGAGGACTTGGACAAATGGACGATTCAGAACGAGGCAATTTTGAGGCATATTACAGCTTCATGGATTTTGTAGAGGCTACAGGATTAAAAGCCCCCGTTATTGGCAAGGCATACAATGACTTTCGCACCTTCACTCTTAGCTATATCAAATCTCATGGCTTCGGAGCTATAACAGAAGCATACGAGGCATGGTGTCGGCAAACAAATTATATCAACTAACACTTATTTAAGGACTTGGACAATGGCAAAGCAAAAAACACAATTAGCTAAATTTCAAGAAGCGATGAAATTAGCCAAACAATTCGGTTGTACGGTTTGGCCTAAACTGGGCAAATTCCAATTATGGCGTAATTGCCCCGAGTTAAAGCTTATTTTAGAGTCTCGTAAAATTGATGATATTCTTGATAAGCTAAAAGGATAAGAATTTCCTCTCTTACGGACTTGGACGAAATGAAGAAACTTAAACAAGACATTCTCGAAGCCCCGAAAGCCGCTTATCTCCTGTCCAGGTCCGAGCGGTGGACGGGGCTTTTTAACAGTTTAGGAGAGATAAAATGGACAGAACAGAACATTTACAATGGTGCAAAGACAGGGCAATGGAATATGTCAAAACAAATGATTTGACTCAAGCGTTTGCTTCATTCACCTCGGATATGTCTAAGCACGAAAAAACTGCTGGGCATTCCGCTTTGATGTTAGGCGTACAACTTATGTTTTCCGGCAATCTAAGCACGCCAGCCGACATGGAAGAATGGATACTTGGCTTTAATTAAGCCCGCAGGGCGGGGCTCCCCTCCGAGAGCCTCAGCCTTATGAGCTTAAACCAACTTAATTTAAGAGAGTAGAAATGGAAGGGTTAATTATGAGATACATTGTAGATTTCTACGATGCTTTTGATGGATGGATAAGAAGGGGGATTGAGCCAGAGGAAGAAGTGCAATTCGACGATTTAGAAAAAGCTTTGCAATACAGAAACAAGAAAAACGCAGAACTTCCAGACGGAAACAAAAAGATGGGTGAGCATTATGGCATTATAGATACTATGCTAAACCGAGAAATCCAGTGTGTAATGTGATTATGCTATCCCCAAAGAACCCGCAGGCGATGGCCGTCAAGCCGCAGTTCAACTTTTGCAACCGGATAGAGACGGGGCTATAAATAGGACTTGACGACTCGACGGCCTTAGCTTATGAGCTTAAATTAACTTAGTTAGGAGAGTAGAAATGTCAGACTATTACTTGATACCAACTTTATGGCTACCGACTGGCAAATCTAATATGTTTGAAGTATTAGAGACTGGCAAGGGCGTAAGGATCGTTTCGACTAATGCCAAGAAAGCAAATGAAGCAGCAAAAGATTACCAGAAAAAGCTTAACAATGGCGAATTATTTGACATTGAAAAGGTAGCGAAAGATAAAGTCTCGATGTCAGATGTTTTGGCTATTCCATTTTATCAAGCCAGGGACTATCGTAAATTCTGGCAATGGCCGTGCAATAAAGATGCTCCTGAAGCAAACTAAACAATTTAACCGCAGGCCGGGACGGGACGCTCATCTCTCTCCTCGTCTTTGGCTCGGCTTGCATATTTTGAAAGGGAAAGAAAATGACGACAGAAGAAGCAATTGCATTACATGACAGTGAATTTTGGAAACATTTGTCTTTTAGAGAACGCGCGGAATTCCAACTGTTCGAGGAAAAGCTGTGTATGCCGTTCGGTGTGTTTCACGAAGCTATTGAAAAGACTTTAGGCCGTCCTGTATTTACCCATGAATTCGGACTAAATAGGGACGGCTTGAAAATGGAGCTTATGCACGGAACAACACCGCCAACCTTCCAAGAGATTATGGAATTGATACCGGAAGAAAAACGGATTGTTGTAATGATTCCAGAAAACAAGACTGACTAACTCAACAACCCTCTCCTCAAGTCCCCGCTGCTCGTGGTAGTCGGGACTTGAAAAGATGGATAACTTTTGAAAGGATAGGATAATGAGCAATATGAGTTATTGTCGATTTCAAAATACTGTTAGCGATTTAGATGATTGTTACGAAAACATGGACGAAGCCGACGAAATATCCGATGAAGAAAAAAGAAGCCGAATCCGATTGATAAACTTATGCTGTCAAATTGCCCAGGATTATGGTGACGAAATATCTTAACCGCCCTCTGGGATTGAAAGGTAATGATAATGAAGATAAGAACCGAAAAAGTGATTGATGTATCCGATTGGGATGCGCTAGTGGAACAAACTTACGGAAGGCGATACTCATTCCAACAGCAGGATGGTTGCAAGGAGCGTGGAATCGTCCGTATTAGTGTGCCCGATGAGCCTGATGACTATGAGCGAGATACAGTCCCCGAAATCGTCAATCATGAGGAAATGGGAGTAAGTTTCTCTGCATGGCTCAAAAGAGACCCGAAAGCTCCTCCCCAATTCTCGCACTTTGACAATGATTTATGGTGGGAGCGAAACTTTTATCCAGACGTTCAAATGGTCGCAAATGACTTGCATACAAAAGAGCTTCTGGAATCTGGCGACTATATCATAGATATTAACTGGTAAAGATAGAACATTTCTGCAATTCCAAAAGCAGACTGAAAGGAAATGATAATGAGTGAAAGTAAACATACGCCGGGAAAGTTAGAAAAAGGATCGATAAAAGGATGGGAGCTTTGGATTGGAGTGGATCATCACATTGCTGATGTTCATGGTCAGTTAGATAAGCGTCGTGCCAATGCAGAACGCCTTGTCAAGTGCTGGAACTCCCACGATGATTTGCTGAAAGCGTGCGAGGCTGTGCAAGTGGGATTGTGTCATATCTTACAGCGAGATAAACCCGACTGGCTAAAACAAGTTGACGACGCCATTAGCAAGGCGGAGAAAGGATAGCTCCCATATATCAAAGCAATGGCCGGACATATAGTGCCTATGATTATTTTAGAGGCTTAGAGAGGACGTGAGATATGAAACCAATCGGTCGAATAAGTAAAAGCCAGTGTCAAGCTGAAAAGCTCTCTGGTAGCTTTATGACATTTGGGCCTCGTTCTTATATAAGATGCAAGAATAAGCCTATCTGGAAAGCTATCGAGAAAAAAGCAAGAAAATGGGATGGGCGTATCGGGCAAATGTCTCTTTGTGATCATTGCAAAGCGATACTGATTAATACGAGAGGCCGACAATATGCAATATTCGAGAAATTATAAGCCAACTGAGATCGGGGCTTAGAAGGGAAGTGAGATATGAGTAATGTAGATTCTAACAATGAACATTGCGAAATTGCTGCAAAAATGCTTTGCACAGAAGCAGGCTTGCTTGACTACAGATTAGTTGATTATCTAAATAGGATAGCAGATTTAGCTTTCCCTTGCAAACTGGTCAGTCGTGAAGTTATCGCATTGGCAATAATTCAGACGAATACAGAGAAGAGCAAAAGGTAGAAATGGTAAAGCTAATGTGCTGGATAGTGGCCTTTGTTATAATGGTCGAATTCTGGATATTTGCTTACAAAGGTTTTGTTTGCATGGTTTGGCATTGAAAGGAAGTGGAAGATGATAAATCGATGGTATGAAATAATATGTGATTCTTGCGGTTGCGCCCAGCATTATCAAGGCAACAAAAAATTAGCAGAAAAACAATATAGGGATGATAAGGGAATTGTGGCCCAAAACAAGAAACATTATTGTAGCAGAGAATGTAGGTTTAGGAGCATTGACGGAGATTAAAATGAAAGAATTCAAATTATCAAAAGCACAAAAAGCAAAACTTAATAATAGCAGCCTTCGTATAAAGCTGGACAAAGAGGCTAAAATCAGCAGGGAAAGACAAAGCCACTTAAAATGGTGCAAGGACATGGCGATTAAAACCATTGATGCTGGAGATGTAAAAGGTGCTTTGATTTCATTTGGACACAATATGAGAGCAATGCGAGCAACAGCTTCAAATCCTGCATTGTTATTAATTCCTCAAATTATGCGGGATTATTGTGTGTCTAACGATGTGCGGGAATTTATCGAAGGATTTAATTAAAATGCAAAACTTCAATCAATTAATATCCGAAGTCGAGGAGCTTTTGAGCCTGGCCGGGTACTCCCTGGAGCAAATAGAGCAAATTGAGCTTAATGCTTATATCGTAGCCGATTATTTGGGCGATGGTTCCTGCGAGAACTTTATTTTGGCCCTGGACAGGCTCATCGCCTTTGATATAATGATGGTTGTGGCTGAACTTAATTAAGGACATGAATAATGGACGATATTCGTCGATACCAGAGTTCGTTTTCACGTGAAGTATATAACTTAACAAGAAGGGAAACTGGGTGTCCCCCAGTAATAGCAATAAGATTAAAGCCTTCTCATTGGGGACGGTATGTCGAAATGAAAGACGGTTCATTTAGTATTGACTCTGTAGACGCCTCGGACGTTTGGGAGGCCAAATGTAAATGTATCGCAGGATGGTTAGAAAAGAAGAACTTAATTGACCACACGGCCTCTCAGACGGCTTAAAACGCATTAGGAGATTTGAAATGAAGGTCTTAATAGCTTGCGAATTCAGTGGTATTGTCCGGGACGCCTTTATTAAACGTGGGCATGATGCGGTTTCGTGCGATTTGTTGCCTACCGAAAGGCCGGGGCCGCATATCCAGGGCGATGTACTTGAGATTCTTGATGATGGTTGGGATTTGATGATAGCACACGATCCCTGTACTTATCAATGCAACAGTGGCGTTCGCTGGTTATATGAAGAACTTGGGAGATGGAAGAAGTTGGATGAATCGTGTATATTCACAAGAAAACTGCTTGATGCACCAATACCTAAAATAGCACGGGAAAACCCGATACCACATAAATATGCAGTTGAACGGATAGGCCGGAAATATGACCAGATTATACAACCATGGCAATTTGGACATCCAGAAACAAAAGCTACTTGTCTGTGGTTGGGGGGACTTTCCAAACTCAAGCCAACTAATATAGTGGATGGCCGAGAAGGTAGAATATGGAAGATGAGTCCATCAAAGGATAGGGGTAAATTGCGCTCTATCACACTTCAGGGCATAGCCGATTGTATGGCGGCAACTTGGGGCTAACAAAAGTTTTATTATTTATCTTTACATTCTATGGAATATCTATACAATGGGGGCATGAAAAAGAAAATACAATTAAAACCAGGCGTTAAAATAAATCGATTGACAATCATAAGATTAGACCATGTTGACTCGCGATTTCGTGCTTACTATGTTTTTAGATGCGATTGTGGCACAAAGAAAGTAATACATGGGGCTGCGGTAATCTCAAATAACACAAAAAGCTGTGGTTGCTTAAATAGAGAAATCAAAGCAGCGACTGCCTTGCCTGGCGGCTTGGGTGCAATGAGACAAGTTGTGTTGCAAAATTACAAACGGGGTGGAAAACGGCGTAAATGGCTTATAACAGAAGGTGAGTTCTTTAGGCTTTCTCAGCAAGACTGTCATTATTGTGGTGAACCGCCATCACAGACTCGAAAGGGAGCGGGCAGAGGGCACGATTTTACCTATAATGGATTAGATAGAGTAGATACGACAAAGGAATATACCACTCAAAATGTTGTTACCTGTTGCAAAAGGTGCAATGTGGCAAAAAACGATATATCTGTCGCTGAATTTAAGGTGTGGGTAAAAAAGATCGCAACAATGGCTGAACAGTGGGGATAAGCCAACTTAACTGACCACACGGCCTCTCAGACGGCTTAAAACGCATTAGAAAGGAATGATTATGGATAGAAAACTTAAAAGGTATGGTGTGTGGGCAGGAAATCCAAAAGGTATTATCGAGGATGTAACTCGATGTATAGGAACTGTCTATAGCAATAGGTGTAGTAGTCGTCAATGTTCTCGAAAAAGAGAACATGGCCTCGATAAACTGTATTGCAAGCAACATGATCCCGATAGAATTGCGGCAAAAATTATAGCTAAAGATGTAATTTGGCAAAAAAACTACGATATAAAAGAAGCTTACCATAAACGGCTACAAAAAGCGTTAAAGCTCATAGAAGGTATCCCAACAGAAAGTATCCTTGACTACGAATTGGTGCTTAAAACGCCTACTGGTAGATAGATATGCTCCCCTCTTGATACCTTCTCAATTCATCCTCTCGGCAAGCCTTGTTATAGTCGGTAGCACACACCTTTGGTTTGGGTTTAGGATTGTCCCATTTACGCTTTCTAATGCGTCCTCTCTTTACACATTTCTTGCACCGAGCTACGAATCCGGTCTTACTGCCTATGTCGCGGTGGTAATGCTCTTCGTCTAATAGCTTTTCGTCTTTGCAGCCTGGGCATATTTTGTATTTCATGTAAATAACGCTCCTTGTCCTTGCTTGGCATCCTTTATGTTTCTTGCCCCTTCTTTTGAATGCAACCATTCGTAGAAATCCATAGATTTGAACTTTGCGTCCCAACTACCCCATCCCATCAATAATGTCCATTTCCTAAACTCAGGGCCAACCACCCTTTTGTTCCTCATTACATACGGACTTTGGTTTAGTCTTTTTAATATCAACAATCTTTCTAAGGCACTTTCCCAGTCTTCGTCACAATATACATACCATCGACAACGAAATGGTAACCACTGACAAACATTTTCTACTGCTTTCCGATAGTTTAAGTTATCAAAAGCAAAACGTACTTCTGGTTGTATATGAGTTTTATATTTGATTATCAAATCAGCTATTTCTTGTGTAACTAATCGGCAATCTAAGCCCTGATTAAAGTCCACATGAATTTTGTTCAAGGCACAAAATTCTAATACTTCAACAAATTTTTCTGGCATAGCAAGTATGTTATTATCTAAAAGGACTAAATCGCCTTTGCCCCGCCAAATATCTCCAACCTTGCGATATTCCCTTATTTTGCCCTCTTTTTCAGGCACGAAACAAAACTCACATTTCCTTATACATCCCCTTGTAGTAAAACCTATAGAATAATTACAATCTGGATATATCGAATAGTCGGGTTTTATATCGTCAATTTCTTGTGGCAATACTTTTTTCAAATCAAAACCACTACCACCTATATCCATGCCATTTTGCGTTTCTAAATGACTATCTGTAAATATTTTACTGGCATATATTTTATCATAATGCTCTAATGGTAACCACCATAAAACTTTATCACCTTTAGCTTTATGATAGGCAGATAATTTCATTAATGCCAAGTTTGGAATTTTTGAATCTACATTGTATAAACCTATTGTTTTCATGTAAATAACGCTCCTTGTCCTTGTCTGGATTCTTTAACGGGTACGCCGGTTTCAGCCTCTCTTACCCGCTCATCAATGTGACTATCCTTGTACTCAGGGTTTATCTCACAGCCGAAGTAATTCCTGCCGAGCTTGGCCGCTACCACGGCGGTGGTTCCACTTCCCATGAAGGGGTCGCATACTATCGCCGGGACGGTTTCCTCTACGTCACATTGACAGGTGGCCTTCCATCCGAGAGTTGTGGTTGATACCCCCGCGACCGTATTGCCGCAAGAATTAACGCCATTACCCTGACTGTGCCGGTCGGTCTTATCGTTTGGCCGTTCGCGCTTTATTGCCTTGCTATCAACTATCCTTGCCCACTGACAACCACACTTCGGACACACGCCCTTTTTCGATGTACTGACCTTAATACACGGCTCGACCAATTTCTCAGGGTACGTGGCGTAATGGGCTTCCTTGTAGCCTCGCGGGTTGATAGTCCAGACGTTGCGGAGATTGCGGCCGGATTGTAAACCTTCTTTCCCTTTTGTGAATCTCCCAGTTGCCAATCCTGATTGGGCATTTTCTCCAGCAATTCCCTTGTAGGCATGTTTTACATAGTTTCCACCTCCGCCTGGGTCCCCCATTCTCTCATCAGCAAAATCCTCCCTCACAGCCTCCATATCACAGAAATAGTCATTCGTCTTAACGAACTGGAAGATATGCTCGTGCGCCTTCGTGCATCGCCATGAGCCGCGACGAAGTACCAGACCGCCGTTAGGTTCGCACTTCTCGCAGCCGGGACAGTCTTTGTATTCGGCAGAGCCATCTGTGCCACCACCAGATACAGCACCTTGAGGATGTTCATAAGCCAATTCGTTATATATTCCTTTGGCTCGTTTTGACTTTTTCACTTTAACCCGACACCGCTCCCACCGCGTCCCGTTCACACTTTCCGGCATAGTCGAGCCTGAGTATTTGTCGTTAAAGCTAATCGCCTTTGCCCAGATAACGTCATCACGGAGTATCCAGCCATCGGCCTGTAACGCTATAGCCACGCGGGCCGGGAGCATGAGAAGATCGCCCGCTTGGTATATATCGTGTTTTCCATCACCCGGCCTTGTTTCGCCCATACCTGATATTTGATGATGCGGCTTCTGGAAAGTGTCCCTGTCGGTATGTTTTGTTGACCATGCCTGGCCGGACTTACCTTTTCCTCCCCAGTATTTATCCCCATAATTCAGCCAAAGCACACCATCGTCCCTCAGTACCCTTCTGACCTCACGGAATCCCTCGACGAGTTTCTCGATATGTTCTTCCGGCGTCTTTTCGAGTCCAATCTGCCCTTCGCAGCCGTAGTCACGCTGGCCCCAGTCAATATGGCGGGCTGGTCACAACACAATGAGCCACGCCCGCCGGAATCTCCCGAAGAATGTTTATCCAATCACCTAAAAATATTTTATTGACGTATTCGCTTATCATAGTTATTATATAGTAACAATATCTCCCGTATTCAAAGGATAGTTATTATGAGCAAACAAACCGATTTGGCTTATCTTGCAGGACTGGTTGATGGTGAAGGTTGTATCAGAATCAAAAAATGTAAACCTCAGAAATCTAATGGGTCTAAAAACCCTTGCTATCAGACAATGATTCAAGTCCGCATGGTTGATGAACAGGCTTTGGAATTTCTGGCAACAGTCTTGGGTGGTTGGTATTATAAAGAAAAACCACACTCGCACGAGGGCAAACCTCTTTATTGTTTCCAGGCAAGTTGTCGTAAAGCAGAACACATATTGAAACAATTGTTGCCATATCTCCGAGTTAAAAGAGATTGTGCCCAAAATGCACTTGCTTTGCGAACACTCCAAAAAGAGAGCCAAAAACATCGCACAAAAATTGTTGGAAAACGTGCCTTTCCTAATCAATATGGCACTGTCCGCCTTGTGGCAAACAAACGCCTTTCGGATGAATACCTTGCTATGTGTGAAAGTCTGTATCGGCGGTCTAAGGAATTGAACAGTTAAGCTCTCAATCCAGTCACCACATATTATCTTGTTTATGTATTTGTCCATCTATACGCCTTCGTTGGGTATCCCTGCTGCCGTTAAAGCCTGGTCGAGTATATAAAAATCAGGACTACCCCATAAAGTCCTGCCTTCAGCAGATTTTTGATCTTCAAATTCTTCGCTCTCTGGCCCATCACCTATCCATCGAAGATAGGTACTGTCATTATCAACTATTAATACCCAGTCTTTTAATTCGCCCGACTTAAATCCTTGTGCTAATTCTTTGATATTTTTGTACTTAGCCATTATTTCTCCTATAAAATATATAATTGCAGCGGCGGGACTCAATATTTTGCCCTTTTAGTAATTATTTTTCCCCGCCGCCTGGACTTATAAATTAAGACATTCAGCGCCTCCTTTCGCTCTCTGAGCTATTAAGGGTTAATGTGAGTTATGAAGTTGTTCTGAATCTTGCGAAGACTTTCTTGCCTTCATTTCTCTTTCGGGCTACATCTTCAATGAAAGTGAAATCCCCATCATTGTTCCACCAGAATCTCTCGAAATTCGGCAGGCTCGGCAGGCAATGGAGGCTAAGAAAATCGGCTGGTATTCCAAAATCAATTTTGTCGGTTTTTTCTACACCTAACCATCTATTGCCACGCGTATCTTTTTTTATTTCCAAGTCCACAAACTCCGGCTCTGGCTGGTAGTCGGGCTTGATGGCGTAGGTGAAGGCGTCCCACTCTAAATGTTCACATTTACCCCATCCGCTATCTGAAAAGAATTTTAGGCAATTTTTTGCTCCTGCTTTCCTAAAGCATTCCTGTTCTTCCGGCATCATCAGCCCAAACGCCCGTACATAGTCCTTGTCTTTGAGTTTTTTGATTAGTTCGTTCATTTCTTAATTCCTAACTCCTTCCTTAATTCCTTTAGGTTTTCACGATAAAATATGCCGTATGCTTCTATTGAATGAGGGCGGGGGAGCTTATCCTTTAGTCTCAGTTCGTCAATTACGTGCTGGCCGTATTTCTCACGCATATAATCTATGTATTCGAGCCTGTTGCCCTCAAGCCATTCGTTGCAATTATAACACTGGCAATTTACGTTTCTCTCGTCGTAATAAACTCCTGATCCACCACCCATTCCTTTGGGAACGAAATGCCCTCCATGAGAGTTACTACCTATTCGCGGTACAGGTTTACCGCAAGTCCTGCACAAGACATATTCATACAGGCAGTCATCGGGCAATCGCCCTGCCTTTACATCCTCTAAGGCATCTCTCAAAAGTATGTACTGAGACATATATTGGTTAGCTGTTGTTCGTTTCATCTTGTCCTTTCAGGGCTTTAGACAGGCCACAATCACAACCTTTGCCTATTTTAATATCGTTATATTCACCCATAAAACAACTGTGCTTGTGTCTCGCAAATTCTTCTATAATAACATCTTTGGCATTAATCTCCAACTCCGCAGCCGTAAGCTCTTCACATAGGTTCTTGTTGGCGGCTCTCAGGCTGTCGATTTCCTTTTTATGTTTCTCAAGATATGAATCTACCAGTTTCCACCATTCTTCTGAGTACTCCTCAGGCTCGGACTTGCCCGCCGCTTGTTTTTGTTTCACGTAGCATTCGGAGCATACAATATATCTACGGCGCGGCTGAGGGGCATTGCAAATAAAGCAGTTGCAACACAAAGGCTCGGACTTGCCCACCGGTTTTGTGGCGGATTCGAGGAGGGCAAGAACTTGGCCAATGATTTGCAACTCCTCATATTGAGACACACTTGGTTTTTGTGCTTTTCTTAATAATTTTATTGCTTCTTCTCTGCTCATTTCTTAGCCCTTTCTGTTAAAATCTCGTCTATTAACCAACCGCATACTTTGGATAGCTGACCACCATCTTTTTTCAAATCTAACAATGCTTCCGTAGACTTATTTTCTAAATGAGCCTGGTAATCATCCCGGAGCCTTTGTATGCTTCTTTCTTTTTCTTGCTTACTAAGCTTTTTTGTTAGATATGCCGCAATAGTCTTTTTGTCCCGTCCATGCCAAGTGATTGCCTTTTGTTTCCAGTTCAATACCGGATTTCCCGTGCCATCATACCACCCAGAGACATCGAAATAATCCCAAAATATCTTAGGATTTACGTTGAGTCTTTTTTCTCTTATGTAAGCCTCAACTTCCTCAAAGGATTTAGGTGGTTTTGGTTTCTTCATTGTCTTTGTCCTCTACTTTATACCAGTCACAATCAGTACCGCTTATAGGGCAGGACTTTGGTTCTGTATTAAAATCGTCATGGCAAGAAGTTAGCTTGAGTACACATTTATCCTTGCAACATTCGCTACATTCCCACTTACTCATTGTCTTTGTCCTCAATAAGCCTTACCCCTAAGCACAATGCGAGATTCCATCGGCAAACGCAGCCATCTATTTCTCGTACATCCGCCCAAGGCACACCGGCCATTTGCCCATATTCCATTACGACAGTTATTTCCGTGCCGTTCATGGTGGTAATATCTTCTCCGTCAACGAAAAATATGGTATCTAACTTCTGGCCTTCTTTTAGTGATTCTTTCTTAATCATTGTCTTTGTCCTCAACTGCTTTGTAAATATAATATCTATGTTCCCAATCCATTGGGTCTTTAGGTATATCTCTTTGGCTTTCAGGCTCGCAAACAGAACGAATAAGTGGACTCCCTGCATCCCTGAATCCCCATTCTGTCAATATCTTAGCGTCATAAGCAGAGCAGTTTTCCAAATGAGTAATAGTCCCAAATGGTTGCAAATCATCCTCAAATAGAATGTATATTTCTGAGTATAATTCTTGTGGTATTTCAATCCATGCCATTATTTTACCTCGTTCTTCCAGTTCGGATTGGGGTCAGAAACATAAATACCCCTGCTTGACAATAGATTTCTACATTCCTCAAACCATTTAGAAGCCTGGTCGGTTGTCATTTTACTAAGCGTTACTTTTCTACCCTCGTCATCATAAACAGGGCATACATTTAGAAATAGCTGATGTAGGAAATCGCTCGTTAAGCCGACTCCGCTTGGCAAATCAGACCGGACAATCAATTTCAGGAATTCGGATGTATCAATTGCCTCATCGTTTGTTTTAACAATAATAGTCTTGATTAACAATCCGAAATGAGTCCTTACTTGCTTATTCGTCTTGGATTTTACCGTCTTCTTCAGAATCTCCGTTACCCCTTTTCCTTCCATAGAAACGAGATACTGCTTCCTTGATTCTAATTGCGGCAGCGTCAGTACAAGCTCTCCGTCCATCCCTTGCCCGTATGATTCTAATTGTTTCATTTATTCCTGTCCGTCCCAAGGCATTTGTTCTTCCGGAGGGTTTGCGTTGGCTACTCCCGTCGGATGCTTGCCAGTTTGAATGTAATCCACAATACAGTCGGCTAATCCGTAAATCATCACTTCTTTATGTATTCCTGCTGCTACTAATCTGGCCGCTATATATAACGCCTTAGCCCGGACGTCTTGGGCTGGGGATTGATTACCTTGAAGGGTGTTAGGCTGCTGAGTGGCCTGCTGAGTGCCTTGTTGGGACTGCTGGGAGGTTTGCCGCTGTATCCAGCAATAAAGATAGGTGTTCGGCGAATCTTTAGGCTTAAACGGCCAAATCTTGAAGTCCCGCGTCGTTCCTTTATCGTCTTTAGTTAAAGGGTTATCCTTAACATCATTGCCGGTGAATTTCACCCACGATATTTCACCCGTTCCTTCATGCCTTAAATACAGGGATTGGCCTGGCGTGCCTTTTTTATTGTATTCGACATCTTTAACGTCTGAGATGAACGCCGTCACGAGGGTTTTGGCTTGATAGTCGCCGTCCATATTACCTAATGTTTGTTGTATCTGTTGAAACATCTTTGTTCTCCTTTATCTTCTTTTTGATTTCTTCTGCTGCCCATGATGAACAACTTTGGCAAGTATCTACATAAAATTTTAATGCTAAGAATGTTTTTCCGCCTTCTCCATTAAATCTCTGGGCTTCAAATCCGCCTGTTTCAATAGTTGTTCCATCTTCTTCTGCCAATACATCTTCAAGCAATTCCTTAGCTGTTAATACCAATATTCCTATTGTGGGAACTTCTGGGTAAGTCTTACTCCATGCCCAATTTAATAATATCATAACTTTATGAACTTTCTCAAAATCAAAATTGCTAATGATTTGATTTATCACATCTTGCATCTTCTTTCTCCTTAATCTTCTTTTTGATTTTTTCTACTAATTTCATATCTCTTGATAAATCTGCATCGGCCTGTTCGAGTTGGCAGTCGAGGCATAGTTCAAAGTATTCACCAATTACATGATCCTCAGCTAATTTCTTGCATTTCGGGCATCCGTTATCCATTTTCTTCTCCCTTACAAATTGGGCAAGGGATTGGATTTTCACTTAACTCCCGGTAGGCCGAAAAACTCATATCAGGAATTGGAATTACTTGGCCTGTGTCGTCACAGGTCTCGCAAGGAAGGAGAGCAAGGATTAACTTGGCCTCTTTAATGGACATTTTAACTATGTGCCGGTCTTCTAAAGGGATCATAAAATCATTGGTTCTTTTTGCTGCCCTTTTTGCTGCATTAATCCTTTGTTTGAGGAGTTTGCGGATTTTATCGGCGTTATCCATTACGTTTTCTCCTCTGCTTTGTAAATATTTCAGCCCATGCCATTATCGAACTCCTCCAATATCTTGAGATATTCATTTGCCTTTGTTTTGTCCCAGTTTTTGTTTGGATATACTTGGCCTGAAGGATGATATTTTGGGTCTGGTATCCTAATAATATCAGCCTCAACCAAGTCTAATAATGCCTTTGTTTTGCCCTCGTCTTTGAGATTTCTACTTGGATAGAATACCTGCAAATATTCCAAAGCTCTACGTCTTTCGCAAGTTTCAAATCTAATATTCATTTTCTTTTCTCCAAATATCCCAACAATCGCTATCGCGACAAAAAAGCTTATTTAAGGCTACCACATAAATAGGATCGTCGCCGGGGTCTTTAAGCTTCTTGCCACATTGCTCGCATTCGGATTCAGGTTCGTGTTGGTTGCTCATGGTTATTTGCCTGTCATTATATATTCGACATATATATCAATAAGACCCTTAGTGCCTTCGTCTAAATCAACCAAACCACTTTTGCCTTGTATCATTGCACACACAACCCCATGCCTAACCTTCCCTCGAATCTCCATCTGCTTTGCCTGTAACCATTCACTCTCAGAACAGCCGCCCTCGGTAACGTCTATCAAGAGTTGGGGGTCAACGTCTTTGAATTCTTCTTTCATCTTTATCATTTCGTCAATGAATAAAGCTACTTCTTCGGCAAGATTGACAGCATATTTCTCGTCACGAACAACACGGATACACCAATATGGTTGTTTTGGCACTCGCGGATCGAAGCTAATAAAGTCACACCAACATCGCCCTGTTACCCATAATATCCCTTGTACTTGAGCCATATATTTTGCCGGGAGAACGTTTTTGGCTATGTATTCAAGGTGGGTTTTGCTATCTGGACATTTAATCTCAATACATCCCGTGTTACCGCACAATCCATCAGGGCTAACACCCACATATCTTTTGAAATCAATGCCTTCGTGTTCAATAAATCCAACCTGCTCAACAGAGGCCTCCCATTCGCTCTCGTAATATGCCCGTGCCTGTGGCTCAGTCTTAGTTCCCCACTCCATAGCTTCATTCTTAAAGCCCTCTGTAATCACCCCTGTCTTTCGTTCCAAGACAAGCTGGCGCATGTAGTCCTTGCGGGCATTGCCTTTCTTAGACAGGACTTTGGCAAAACCAGTGCCCGTTATTTTTCCTTTTCTGGCGTTTTTCCATTCAGGAGTTCCTTGCTTTAGTTTGGCGTTATCTATCATTGGTTCCCTTTCAGAGCTTCGGTTGCTATGCTCTGCATATTCATAATAGTGTTTTGTGCAAAGGTCAAATCATCTTGACTGTATGCACCCTCAGCTTTTTCTATTTCTCTTAGTGCTTCTTTAAGCTTATCGTTCTCGGTTTGGAGTTTGTCTAAAGTTTTTTCAATACAAGAATCGCACATCCCAATGTTCAATACGAAATTATAATGTTCTGCCTTGCCACATTTTTTACAACTACTGGCCATTTCTTTTATCCTTTCCCTGTCAAGGCTTCGGCAACAATATCTTTTATGCCTTCTAATACATGACGCATGTTATCGGCAGAAATCGCATCAAGTGTCATGCCCGCTGCTTTCAATACTTCACGAGCCTTTTTTAAGTCCGGCTTTGGGAATGACTCCAATGGATATGCCTTACGCCAGTTCTCAATACGCTCATAGCCTTCTTTTAGTCTATCGTTCTCGGCTTGGAGTTCTTCGAAGTCTTCACAAAACATACATGGTTCTGGAATACCACCGGCAGGATAATTGTCTGCAATAGTATGTTGAGGTTTTGGTTTAGGCTCAGTCTTTTCCAATGCGAAAAATAGAACATTCTCAAATTCTGTGTTCATAATACTCTGGGCTTGACGAATACAGCTCGGAGACCCGTGCCGAATAAGTTCCCCAACCTTGTCTCTCAGTTGTTCTAATTTATGCCTATCCATTTTTCTCATCCTCAAGGAATTCATCGTGCTTGTTAATCTCTCGATTACGCTCTGCTTGGGTGAAGCTGATTACGTCAGACTTTGGAGCAGAGCATATCGGGCAGCTAACCGGCCTTACTGATTCAAAAATATAACCGCACAGCATACATTCGTAGTCGATCATCCTGTCCTCCAATGCCTTATAAGTAAAGGCTAAGGCATTTGTCATTAACTGGAATTCCATTACTTTTCTCCGTACCACCATTAAAAGTGTTACTTCTTATTCGCTTCCGAGCATTTTGCAGAGCTTTTTGCAGAATTGGTTATAGAGATAGAGTGCGAGTATAACACCAGCGACGGCGGCGATTGCGCAAATCCAGACGACAGCTATCTGCTTCCAATCGCCGGAGTTCCACGGGGTTATTATGTCATCCAGCCAATGTTGTTCACGTACTGTTCTTCTGTATTCCGGCTTAACCATCTTGGCGACAAAAAACACCAACGGATTCAGCCAAATACATATCCATGCAGTTACAATGACCACGCATGTTGCCACATACCTTCTGATTGGGTAAAAGATTACTTTAGTGAGCTTCATTTTGTTCTCCTTTTGTTTGGGGGTTAAAAATTCATCATAAAACGCTACTGGTGATTTTCTCAAATGCTCTACATATTCTGCGTAAGCATGAGTTTTGCCGCAATTCCTTGGACTTGATACATACATCTTAGTTTTCCCAACCTCGTCGTCAGTCTTTGGCTTGGGGATGGGTTGCCAGCACATGTAATTATTGCCGTAGTTGCATTTTTCCATCGGTGGGCATGTATTATCTCGGTCTTCCCTTTTCCTGCAAGTCTTACAACTCTTTTCCTCGGCGGGCTTCTTGGGGGTGAATTTAGCATAATCCTCACATTCTCCACAGTATGAGTCTGGTGGGTTATGCTCACACTCCTTGCACGTTGGCTTGGACTTGGGGGTGAAGTCATCGTTACAGGGGTTTGTACTATAACTATAGCCTTCTCTTTTAGGGCAACTTTTCTTATATTTCAGGCAGAACATGACTACTCTTTTGCCATTTATCTTTCTATCTCCTTCGTACTTCTCATAATGTTCGCATTCTAAGCATGTAGCCATTTTCATTGCTCCTTAAAAACGCCTCACCAGGCATCCTGCATCGTGCTATAAAGGTAAACCTTACGTTAATCAACTTGTTTGTGTTATATTCTTACATCATGGCCTTTCGCACAAGTTCATGCGGAAAGCCAGCCATCATTCACCCTACATTCCCTGGGTGTCGTCCCGGTGAGACGTTTGTGTTTAACTTTTCAATAATTCCAACGCCCAATTCAATCCCATATCAATTGGTAATCCATCTTTCGTCCGATTTAAGATTGCATCCTCGATGGCTTCTATAGCACATTGAGTTTTCTCCGTTCTCCGTTGGTCACAAACACAAGTTATGTGACCGCATTTTCCACATTCTGCACCATTCATTTTCTTTCTCCTATAAAAGCCATCCTTCGGCTTCATTGGAACTTTCAATATTCACTTTTCAACCGCCTTCCGGCGTTGGCTCTCGTTATGGAAGGGGAAATCTAAGTCCTTTACGCCCGAGCATTGCCCTGTCCTGCTTTTTGCTAAATTTGTCCCACCCTACCTTGTTCCTTATTTCCTCAGATTCAATAAAATCCCTTGAAGAAACGTGATTCGCCAAAGCATTGCGATAAGCTTCTTCTGGCTCATTTTCTCTGACTTTTCTGAATCCATGTACTTCCGCCGCTTGTTTCAAGCTCTCTAAATCTGGAAAATCCATTGGCATTTCATTTACCTTTCAAATATACGTTTCATAAAAACGGGGGTAGCATCCGTGCCAAAACACCCCGATAATGTTCAAGAAGAATGGCTCGTAAGGCTCGTCTATTTACTCTGGAGCATGTTTACTGGATTGCTCTGAGTAAGACGTCATAATCCTCAGAGCCTTTCCCTCGATTCGTCTTGAACGTAGCACCTTTTCCACTTCCGGGATAAAGGTCGCACCCACTGAGTCTGATCCATTCTTCTTATTAACTTATAAAAGCAGGGGAACGAAGCGGATGTATTTAGCCGTACTTTCCGTTTGGAGAATGTAAGAGGGTGTCCCCCTGCATAAGTGCTGTCCGGTGGGGTTCCCGACGAACAGAGCCATAACGAGCTTCACTCTGATCTTGCCAACCGCCTACGACGGCCTGCCACCGGACATTTATGAATTTGGCGGGCAATGCTCGGATGGACTTTCGAGGACTTTCCCTACCGATAGTATATTTTGTCCTTACACATTGCCGCCGCCAAAATTCCGTATTTACTTTTATATAGAGCTATTCTTTTGTGTGGACGTTTCCGATGATTTCAGGATTTATAGCACGATGCAAAAGTAATGGTAATTTACCTTTCAGTACCCAATATCCACCTGTATCGCTCCATTCAACAGTCGCCGGTGACAAGTCTTGTCTTTGCAATGGAGATAAAAATTTAATCATATCCCCCTCGTATATATCCTTGCCCTGCTTATCGAGCAAACCTGTCCACTGCTCAAGTATGTAATACTCTGAATAGTCTTTTTCCCCGTTAATACTCCCACAACTGCTACCAGCGCATTTCATTGCCGTTATCCCATTAAAAGGGAAAATATATGGATTGCCGGTGTTCTTGATGTACTCTTCTCGCTCAATATCCCAAACTCTGAATTTCTTAATCATCGTATCGTAAACTCCTTCCGGCAATAAGGGCATTCAACCTTGCCCCGGTGAACATTGTGTAAAAGCAATTCAAGATTCTCCAAACGGTTATCGTCTTTAACTCCGTTTTTGTGGTGAACAAATTCTTTGCTTGTCAACGGTCTGCCCAAATATTCAGACATAATAAACCTGTGTTCGTAAACATATCCGTGCGTTCTGCCAGATACCGCATTTGGGTGTTCGGGTTTGTATAAAAGAATATACCCCACCTTATCTTTTATCCGACCACCTTTCCAGTTACCGGAATGCTTACCTTTACGGGCTTTAATGCTGGCTGCTCTACATTGAGGGCTAATCGTTCCCATCAATCAACTCCTTGCTCTCGTGAATATTTCCTATTATCTCAATATCATCCCATGATGTGCTATAATAACTATATCCATCTTGTCGTTTTGGCCAATCATTAGTGCTACACGCTAAATCAAAACAATGCTGGCTATATCGGATAACGTAAATTTTTCCATCTTTTTTAACCACATCCCCTTCATAGATTGGATTTCCGTTCTTGTCTTTGCGTCCGGTAAATTGCTCAAGAATATAAGTGTCTTTCTCAATCCATTCCCACTCGTCGTTACGGCGTATCTGCGCAGCTTCGTAATTAAGAGGCTCGTCAAATTCATCAGAGAATTGAAGGCAATATACAATGTAATATTTCTTGTCTGCTATATGCCATAATCGATACTTTATATCTCTACTCATGGTTTCTCCTTGCATTGGGCGAGGGCGGCTTTGGCTATCTCTTGTATTGATTTTATGACATTTTCAGCGTGTGTTAATTTATCTCGTGAAAACGCACCTTCTCCTTTTTTTATTGTTTCCAGCGCTTCCTTCAAATCATCCCTCTGCTTGATGAGGGTGGCGTTTGTGGCTTGGAGAGTTTTGTTCTTTCTTATCAGTATTTGCATTTTAGCTATAAAGTTGCTCATTTCTTGCCCTTCCTGATACGGTTTAAGCGGAGGAGTTCGGCGTAGAAAGCGGGGGGATTTACACGATAACCATATTCTCTACTATCACAATCAAAATGCTTATCTATTTTTGTGCCAGGGCAATAATCTTCGCAACCATCACCTTTAATATAATCTTCTGGATGTGCATCATCTCTGCTCGGACGTTGCGACACGGCTCGCTCGCAAAAAAAACAGTTATTCCAAAGAAGATATTTCTCGTCTGCTATTTCATTGAGCCATTTTCTTTTGAGGTCGGGAACGTAGTCTCCTTTCTTCCATACAGAAGCTATCCACTTCCACATTCTAAGGCATAATGTCCATGTTTGGTTTAAGGTCAATTTCTTCATTTCTTAGCCCTTTATTGTTGGTCTGGGGGTTACTCGGATTTATGCTGTAAAATAATAGGCTCACTTCCTTCTACGGCTATTTCAAGAATAGCACTACGAACTATGACGTTTTTTGCTGTTGTTACCTTCTCGAACCATTTTTTTATGCGCTCGACTTGCTCATCGTCGCCGAAATCTCGTAAGTCACCAAAAATATGCACGCCGAAAGCTGCTATATGATGTAAATCAGGATTTTTCCAGAAATTAAATTGAATACTCCCCTCAGAACCAGATGGAACATTACATTTATCCCACGCTTTTTCATCATCGTCAAAAGAGGCCGTATTGCCGAGAAGCTCTTTGTAACTTTCGAGTGTATTAAAAGGCATCCCTTCTATGCGTAGTGCATCATATCTTATAGCCCCATTTACGTGTGTCCATTGGCTCATAATCCTTATCCTTTCTTAAAAATAAACCCGCCCTCGTAAAAGACCAAGTGAGAAGTCGGGCTTTCGGATGGGCTGAGGGCGGGATATTGTTGGTAAATTTCGTTCCGAATTGTGGATTGCCGACTTCTCATACTGCTAATCCTAAAAGAGTATTAACTTACGGAAATATCTTAAACAAAATTTGGCGAAAAATCAAGAGCAAAGAAATAATTCTGGAGCAACGCCTCGTAAGTCTTTGTGTGGCAAGGGGATAGATTACACGAAAAACTTATTTTTTATCTGAGCGTGCGGATGTCACGATGTCGTTTGTCCGTTTTTTAGCAAAAGAGAAAGCCGCCCCCAAAACTCAGAGGCGGCTTAGTAAGCTGTATTTGGAAGATGATCTCCCGGCGCTGACTATCTTATTAATTTAACAAAGCATGATTTGTGCACAACCATAATTTTGCCCTTTCAAAAAAGTTCAGGTTTTCAAAGTCTTCCTAAAACCTCATACTAAAACCTCATAAGAAAAGTACAAAGTAATACATCTTGAAATAATTGTCAACAAAAAAATCTGATCGGACACTTAGTTATTTCGGACTACTTCTGTTTGTCCGGTTTTCAAACGATAACTGCCCACCGAGCTGGCTCAGGATTGCGGCCAGAAGATTGGAGCCAATCGACGTTCGACCAGCAAAATAGTTGTATAGAGTCTGCTGATTGCAGGCCACCAGCCTGCTCATTTTTGGGATGCTGATGCCCTGCCGTTTCATCTCGGCGATGAGCCGGTTTCTGAAATCTATGCATGGCAGAATATATGGTTCGATCATTTTACTTCCTTTCAAATATGTCTGATTAATATCTTTCGTTCCACCTGCTCGACTTTGCGGCTGGCAAAGCGGTAGGCATTCCATAAATCGGCCCAGTAAGACGACCTCTTGTCAGCAGCGGCAATACAATTGCGGATGTCAATCTTCCTGGCCTTCCAATACGACAGGCTTCGTTTCATTTCTAACTCCTTTCGATTCTCTATGCCGCCGCCTGAGCGACGATCTCGGTTGCACCCGACTATATGTCCGGCCATTGCTCTAAAATAGGCTCAGTCTCAAGCCCGTTGATCAGTGCAGCTATATACTCTTTCCGTTTCTGTCGGTCAGGGAATGCCTGCCGCAACTTAGCTTCTTTCCACATCACCTCTTGACGAAATTTCACTTGGTTAAACGCTTCAAGGTCAAATGCTCGGCGTTTTCTACCCTTGAGTTTTTTCTTTTTTGTTTTCATAATATACCATCTTTTCAAGTCCCACGCCCCGTCTGAGGCGTTAAAAAGGATAGAGGCGACTATTATGCCGCCCCTATCGTTAATATATCATCGCAAGGCCCTGTGCCGGAGTCGAACCTGCGTGCCGTGCAGGGCGTTTCGACTTTCGTTATCCAAGACGAAGATTGTTATTCTTATCAATCCAAGCATTGAAGTGATCTTCAGTCCATGTTTCGGTATCGCATTGATTGACCTTCCAAATCAAATCAACTTTCGTGACTTGAAGGTCAAACATATCATTATCGGTTAGTCTGGTACAAGCAAAGACTTGATTGCAAGATTTAATTGCTTTGAGTAATTCTTTTTTAGTCATTTTCTTGCCCTTTCAATTTGATTGTTTTCGACTTTATTTCGTTTCCGTAACCCGTACCTTATGGCCGTGACCGAAAGTATAAATCAGCTTGCCATCCACTTTTTGCGATTCGGTATTGATCGAACATTTTACAGTGAACTTGTTAATCATCCCATAGGCTCCGATGATTACTTTGGGATCTCTGATATCTGCGAGCCAGAAAGTGTTGCCGGCAAAGTTTAGCATGATATGCTTCAGTGCTGCATTCGCCCAAAACCGATCAGCTCCTTTGTGCAACATATAATCGTAAATCTTTTGTCTGATATTTTCGCGTGTCATTTTTAACCCCTTTCAAAAAGTTATAGTTTCAAAAAACATGAGTCCGAGCAGCGATGTTTTTCTGCCCGGTGTCTTGTCTTTTAATCCCAATACTGTTTTCCGACAACGCTCGGCGTCCGTCCCTCGGCTCTGTCGATATATTCCTGCCAGTAGTCATGGCCAGCCGGGATGCTTTCGCCCTGGAAATGTACTGGTTTATCAAGCCCCAGCAACTTGCCAAGTTCGGTTTGATCTGTCGGCGTCATATTGCCATTCAGCTCGCCAGTGTCCTTGTACTCAAAATCTTCTGGATTCATGCCCATGCTTCCCTGTATTTGTACTGCATGGCCTGTGCAGTGTTTGGGTGGTGCCGTGATGTTAAGCCATCCCCATGCCGTGCCACTTCCGCCCGTAACGCTCCAACTTTTTCCTGACCTTCTTTTGAGTGCTTTGCGTATTTGATTGATTGTTTCTTTCTTGTCCATTTTTAACCCCTTTCGATTCGATTGTTTGGCGTGTCTCCTCAGTACGGGTTGCCAATCCCGCAGACGCCCCGGAGGGCGTTTCGACTTATGCTATCCATTTAAGTTCGTGGTATGATTCCTCAATCAGCCCTTGTTTTTTGAGTATGCCGATGATTTGATTGTACTGACTCAGCGACAAGAATCCCATGACTCTTGCGTAAAGATGACCCGATGGAACCGAACCCAAACTCTTGATTGCTTCGGCTACTGCCAATACAGTTTTGATACCTGCTTCGATTTCTTTTTGTGTAGTTTCCATTTTCTAACCCCTTAAAAGAAGTTGGTATTGATTGTCAAAAAACATGAGTCCGGACAGTGTTGCCTGCCCGGTGTCGCGTCTTTCGATCCCCTTGCCTTCGTTTTCCGCCCGGCCATCGTCAGCAGCGTTTTCCAGACTTTTGCGGGTTAGGCTTTTGGCTCTCAGTGCCCCGCTTGCAAGCTCTTGTTTATTAGCTTCATATTATTTACTTTTCAATTCTATTAAACATTATATAACTATTATCGACTATTGTCAATAAGAACTTTACGAGAATGTGAAAATACCTGCAAAATCGTGGATACTGGGCTAAAAACGATGATTATTTAGTAAGATTTATTCAAAGAAAATTAGCGAAGTTTTATGTCACGATGTCGTTTGTGATTCGTTTGTAATCGGTCCCGTGCATATAGCGATACGCCTCCCACGGCGTCGGGAAACAAACATGCTCAAATCTATCAGGATGATAGACCACCGTTGGCACGCCGATTCGTCCCTGCCCAAAGTATCTCTGTGAGTACAGACAGTTCGTCTTAAACGTCCCGCATTTCAAGAACCATATCCGTTCTTCCGGCAGGCATCCCTCCGCTGAATAAGCTGGGTTGTGGGTATGGGCAGTGATATATTCCTTGGCGATTGGTAGGTTTGACCCGAAGAACTCCGTGTGCAATTGCTGCATTCGCTTGGCACCGTGGAGTTGGTTCATAAAAGAATTGAATCGCGTCTTGTGAACAAATGCCATCGGATAAGTCTGCTTGCCGACCACAAGATGAATATATCCAAGCCCACGAAAGTACGGCACTTTCTTTTTCATTAGCATCCGAACCAAGCCGAATCCGGCATTGCGCTCGGTGAATTCATCTGAATGATTGCCGGAAGCCATAGAAATCAACTTGCCCTTTTCGAGCATTTTATTCACGAACGATTCCAGCCAAGCAACCTGCTCCTCCGGCGTCCAGCCATCATGTCGTGCCGAGGTCGTGTGATGCATAATCATCAAGTTTATGTCGTCGCCGAAAAGCTGTAAATAGAAATTATCATTATTCAGCAAAAACTCTACGTGAGCTTGTAGAGCGGCATAATCGACATCCAGCCCACCGAAGTGCAGGTCTGCTGCTTTCATTACCGCTATGGGCTTGGTAGCAGCTATTTTAATGGTTCTAACATCCTTGTCGATAGTATGCGTTGACGTTCTCTTCGCCGCCTGCCGCAAGAAATCTACCGGATCAATGGGGTTGCGTGGCGGAGAATCAAACGCCGGCTTAGGGTGGTCGGGCGACAACTCCTTCATTTCTTTTCTGAGCCGCGAAATCATCCCGTGGCCGCAGCCGATCTCTTCCACTATCTGCCGAGAAGTCGCCCCATTTTCGAGTAAATTCTTTATCTTGCTTTCTGTGTCTATGTTTCGCATTACGCAGCTCCAGATAATGTTGCTTGCAGGGATACCGATTATCCCCGTGAATTACATCAACGAATCCATCCTTTCCACATTTGCATTTATACTTACTCAGGCCGCCACCTATAGCCGATTCGCCATAAGAATGTACCGATTTCCCTTGATACCCTATCAACGGTATCTTCTTTAGCTATCCAGTTTTCAGCGTGAAGCGATTCATGTATGGCTGTTATAAGGCCGTTCTTGGTTCGCAGGGACTCCATAATAATTAACTCCCGCTCGTTATTGTACTGGCTGCACATGCCGTCAAGAGGGGGGCGTATCGTAATCTTGTACTTGCGTCCGTTAAATGTATGAGTGAGAACCGGCTTCATTTTACATACCTATCATCAACATGGTCTATATGTACCTCAAGATTGCAGGCATCGCAGGAAAAATACCAGTGATCCAGAGACTCCGTTTCGTCTAACAGGTGTTTCCCGTTAGGACACATATATTTTTTCCACAGCCATCTAACAATTCGATTGTCAAACAATTTGGGGTATGTCAATCCTATATACTTCATTTTCCTGTTATTCCCCTATTTCTTATTTAGGAAATATCGTCATTATGGGAAAATACCCTGTCTGGGAAATCAGGCTTTGGTATCTTACAGCCGTTGCCGCAGTCTATAAAACCCACTTGTTCTTGGAATTCTTCGAGAAGGAGATTATTGACATCTACAATGGCCTTGTTGATTTGGACGAGTTTACTTCGTAATTCAAGTATTCGTTTCTTATCCATTCTATTTATCTTATCAAACATATTAAGATTTGTCAAATCTTTTTATTATATAAAAACGGCCGATGCCGGAGACGCCGACCGCTACGAAAGGAGGAAGGCTCTTTCTTTTACTCCTTATCTAATTTAGTTCTTATTATTTCTGTTTTCTCCAAAGGCCGCCTTACCGATTCGACCGATATTCCAGCCCTCATAACCATCAGAAGCCCCGCCGCTTCGATATAGTTTTCTACAAATATGAACTCGTCCGGTATCGGATCGTTCAGAACCGTCGTGTTCTCTTTGACCGCTATAATCGGTATCCCCGCTTCTATACAGGCGTGGTGTGGCCTACTTACGCAGCCTACAGGCGTGACCAGACAATCAATATCATCGACGGACAAACCCTTTCCGATCCGGGGTGCACGATGCAATCCTTTGAGAACGCAGTGAAGATAACAATTACTTACGGCCTCAGCCGCCATAGCTGGATTGACTACACTATAAAATATTTCATTTTGCGTTTCGTTGCTCGATCCTTCGACAGGCGCATGAGCTACCGGCATATCGAGTTTCGATGCTATTAGTTTCGATGCCTTTGCCTCAACACCGCCCCACGGATTCACTCCACCTTCTTTGAAATATTCCAAACAGACATCATCAGCTACTTCTATAACCGATGATATAGCAAGTGCGTCAAATTCATACTTCCAGACTTGCTCAACAAGCTCCTCCCAGCCATACACATCTCCAGTTGCCTTACCATCCTTGAACTTGCCCACCATTCTTAATGGTGTTTCTAACTCTATAATCCTTATATCCGCTCCCATAGATGATCTTGTGGCCGAAGCTGCATTGATTGTCTCATTTCGTACAGGGGTATTGACCGCCAATAATATTCTGTTCTGCCTGACTTCTCTTAACTGGATTGTGCCTTCAAGAAGTCTATCAAGAATACTGCCCTCGACATACAGGGCATTCAGCGGCATCTCGTTAATGTCGGAAGCATTAACGACGTTCGGGTGCAGAATCAGTTTATCACAGCAGGCCCCGAGCAGTTTGGCCGCCGGCGTCGCATCGCCCGCGTGACCGCCGATCTTACATCCGATACCTGTCGGTATTATCATAACTACATTCATATCATAGCCTTTCAATGCAATATCGTGAAACTATAAATCCTTCGAAGTAATGCTCGCAGAATTTAGCTGCAATGTCCTGATCGAAGTCCTTGCAGCTAAACAGGTTTATATACACGTTGCCCAGTAGAGGCAATATGTGGATTGTGATATTGCTGGTCAAAATAAACTGTATGGCCGATTTGCCGAAAGTTTTCGGGTCCTTCGGCTCATCCGGTTCGGACTCCCAGGCGTGATAGTCCTCAACTTGCATATTGACCAGATCCGCAAGTTCCTCGCAAAATTCCTGGGTATCGACATCCATATTTTTGCATTCGTGCAAGTCGAGTATTAGTTCTTTTCCGTAGCTATTCATTATTATTTTGCACCGTTCTTTTTTCATTCTGGTAACCTATCCAATATCTTATCAAATCCTGTCTGCTGATCCCTTCTGAGTGCCTTCTGTTCGAGATTCAACTCATTCATCTTCGTCTCAAGCGTATCTATCTTATACCGATATTCCTGAGATGACTCCTTAATCATTTCGACCTTCGGAATCAGAACATCAATATCCTTTCTGTTTATTTCAATCGAACTGCTCTTGTGCGAGGCGTCCCAGACAACGGCGGCTATTGATATCGCAAAGCCTGCGACTAATATTGCAAATAAAATCTTTCTCGTCGTTCCATTACTATTCTTAGCCATGATGTTCTCTCTATTTAATTATGGTTCTATTGCTTGTAATTCACAATCTTGCAATGTAATCGTATGCGTATCCGTACATTCTCTTGCAGTCACTAAATCCCACGCGGCTATCACCTGCCTGTTAGCCACTACACCGTTGTCGTCGGTCAGTATAGCATACCTCGCACCGTCGCCTGCACTGGGTATCGGCCCGGCAACCGCAGTCCATACGAGGTCTTTAATTTGCACGATTGCTTTATCGAGTGTATCGTCTTCGGTTATCACGTCGAAGTCACCAGCCCCCGGCGTTAGTTCATAACCGCCCTCCGTGTATCCGTTACCATCTGCAATTTCAGTCAGCTCGCCGAGCGTGTTTATATCTACCGTTGGCGTATCAGCGTCAGTGCATAAAACCACATACATATTGGTCGGCATCGCCTCGGCGCGAAATACCCAGTCGAACATCAAAAACTTTCCTCTATTTGTCCACAACATATTATCTCCTTTTTAATCTGAACTACTCGACGAACTATGTGACGATGATTGACTACTACTATGCGAGCTACTCGAATGAGAGCTTGAACTATGGCTGCTGCTCGAATGGCTCGATGAAATAGAACTGCTACTGCTCGAATGACTGCTCGATACCGAACTGCTGCTTGAACTGTGACTGGAAGAGCTGTGCGAGCTGGATGACAGGCTCGATGACGAAGAGCTGGTAACAACAACTGTCGGGTCAACGGTATCCAGGGCCATTTGAGCTATCAGATAATCTTCATCATATTCTGGATCGGCTACGACATCAGACCACCCCGTAGCTGGCGGAACGCCGAACAGAGAATCTTTCATTCCGAATATATCCTCTACGCAGTCGAACGAAACTTCACCATCAGTTAGCGTTCCATAATGCGGCGTTACTATACGGACTACCATCGAGATAATACCCAGCGGCGGCCAGGTCAACTTGAAAACATCGCCTGCCATCAGGTGTGCCATTGTCCGCTTGGCTTTGATTTTCATTACCGCCGGGAATGCTGAAATCTGATACTGGTCACGGGCCGCCAGTTGCCCAGCCAAGTCATCGTTGACAACACCGGTATAATCGACATTGTTAGGAATGAGCATTTCGTTCTGGACACTGACTAATGCCATGTCGTGATTAGGAATAGTTACCGGAAGGTTGTCGTACAAACTCCAATATTTGACGTATGTTACATCGGCAACTTTATGGATAACTCCCCGCGAATAATCCTCTACGGTATTAATATCAGTCTCGTCAAACTCTTCGAGAGCACCTAAAACGTAATCATCACGAATCAATTTTATTTCGAGTTGCCCGGTCGAATAATCCTCTCGGATTACGGCGTTTATATATCTGAGAATATCTTTAACGTGATCCTCAAGCGACTGATCGCCTTCCCATTTAATGCAAATACCAAAGCCTTCGTCATATAGGTCATCGGCTGCCGCCTCTAAAGTAGCGTTATCGAATATCGCAGCGGGATACCCCAGCCCCCACTCAGTGTCTGTGTAGATTTCCCGAAGCCAGTGAATAGGATTAATCTCATAATTTCGGATAGTCGCCTTCGCTACATACCACTGTTCCTCGCCGGTCGTCAAGTGTTCCGTTCGCTTAACGAGATATTTCCATTGCAGCGGTGAGGTTGACATGCCAATCCAGGGCTGTCGCAATATCGCTGCCGTTAGTCCGCGATTGGCCGATACGCCTGCTCCCTGTACGCTTTCGAGATAACTATTGAGCGTCTGGTCAGGTAATCCATATTGAAAATCGATCGTCCCTATAATTCCGCCCTGCCCGGTTATGCTTGCATTGTGTTCGTGAATGCCACCGTATAATTCTGGTAGGTCAATTATCGCCGAGGCGGCGGCGTCTGCGTTCAGTACGGTCTTGTCCGTTTCGTCAGGCCAGATAACTAAGTCGGCAACCTTGGTCTGCACTACGCCATCACAGAAACCCTGTGCGAGAATATGATGTGCCCCATAGAAGTATTTATTCAGATATACATTTTGGCCGTCGGTATCAGATAGACGAACCCTAACCGCCTCGGTCTTTATATCGCCGAACCACGCGATAATCGGAGCCGTCTGCCAGCATGTACCGGCTATAATTGGAAACTTCGTTCCCTCTTTTATCTCTGGGAAATTAAAAGTGTCGGGATCATACCTTATGTCTTTGGGATCTTTTTTTGTAAGATAGGCAATGCCTACGGATAACGCCAGCGTTATCAAAAAAGTGACAAGCCATATAGTAAACGGGTCAGCCACTGCTATAATTGGAAAAGTTTCTATCATAATTCTCTCAGTATATCAAATCGCCTGCATAAAGGTTCTTGGTCGGCAGGAACGCAAGACCACCGTAATTATCAATATTGGAATAATCCGTATCACAAGTTGTTGGTGTATGGTCACAGCCTGGATAGGCGGAAAACGCATCGCCTGCCAACACATCAGAACCAAATGGACGATTAATCGTTATCGTAATCCCAGCGTGCGAAACTATTGTCCGGCGAGCCGTGCCGACTATAATCTCGCCACCTGAACTGAAATCATAAGCAGTAATCCCGAACTCCGTCGCTGTGATAGTTATCCCGCTTATCGTATCGATCGTATCGATAATCTTGTATGCTTCTTTATCAACTCCGCAACGATAGCCATATAACTTATGCCCACAAATCCTCATGCATCGCCGCCGTCCACCAACGAAAGGTAAGTCCGAACTTCTCGGCTCAAAGAATGCTATCGGAATTGCATCGCCGTCAAATTTCATGTTAGTCATAAACCCCCGGAAATACGTTACGCTAAACGCACCGTGAAGTCGGTATAGAATTAAGGTGATTTCTTCTTCCGGGACACCCGCTATACATATCACGCCGAGCGCGTGGCCTCTCGGCAAATTAACCTCAATACCGTCCTTCGGTATTTCGCCCGTCTGCTCTATCTCAGTTCGTTCGCACGGAGCCGATTCGTAAGTGTGCCCCATATACTCGACGTCCTCACCACCGCTGGCTAATCGCCAGTGAGTCAAGCCCATCGCTATATCGTATAGTTCAACCGGCTGGCCGGAAGCTGCTGATATTTCGTAATCGTTATATGTCATTCTACTACCGCCATATATGTTTCGTTGATATTATTATGGTCGAAAAAGAACCAGTCCATCAGGGCCGTATCCGAAGCCCTTCGGCACAAGTCGAGGAAGCTTATCATACACCCGCCAACGGCAATTTCTTCACCCAGAAACGCATCGATTGATATGACCTCGATATTATCATCGAGTTCAACAATGCCTGTAATCTCCCTGTAATAGGTCGTACCATCTGGCAGGATAAATGCCAAGTGAGTTCTGAGTGTATTGAACGTCATATTCTCAGCCAACTTGATATTCTCAATCTGGAAATCTGTATCGGCCGCACCGATAGTATCTGCCTGGGCCAGGTCATCTTTGTATGTTGGCACCCAAACCGTGCCCTGCATACCATATAATGAATGCAGGAAAAGTCGGAAGTCCCAACAGGCGGCTTTGTCCTCATTAACGAAACCCCATCCCTGACTTATCATATTAAATTCGGAATCACTGTAGTAGTCGAAGTCACCGCTTTTGTAATCCTGAGTAAATGAATCGCTGTCCGAGCCACTGGCTTTTGATATTCTGCCGAACTGCTTCGAGCCAACCTCCAGAACGGGGAAGGTCTTGTAAGTCGTGGCTGGCGTGTATCCGGTTTGCAGGATATTATCCTTCACCGAGAATCCAACCGTAGCTATCATCAAACCGGCTGACAAGTTGCTCTTTTTGACCGATGAATTGACTTGAGCTATCCGCAGCGGGAGGATAAACTTCGTTCCGGTATATGTATCAACTACCGGCGATTCGAGCGTGAGTAGCCCAGCAGCAACGGTATCTATCTTCACCGCCTCGTATTCTGTAATGGACTTCCAGATTATAGCGTAGCTGTCATCTCTGAAATCCGCATTTGTCGTATCGACGGTAATAGTATCATCGGCCGCCGTTATTGTCGCTGTATGTGTGACTCGCTCCGTCCATATAGGAAGCCCGAAAGACCTCTTTTGCCAACCGAACATCACGGCCTCGAACCTGCTCTGCTCCTTTTCGGTTTTCAACGGCACTGAATACGTGAATCTCTGCCTCGGAATAGTCCTAACGCTCATCCGCTGCTCCGAACCGATACCATCCCTCGGAGTTATAATATCAGTCAGCCATTCCAGCGATTCAGGTATTTTTAATAACGGGGTGAATGCGAATACTATCAGCCTTGTACCGTTGAGAACTACCACCCTCATTCCAGCCGTCCCGAAATCAAATGTGATAGTTGATTCAAACGTTGCTGAACCTTCCTTCGGTACTGTGATTGTATAGGTTGTGTATTCCAAAGCCTCAAGGTCGAACGGGTCAGCCAGTCCGTCCAATTCAAATTCATCGGGAAATGTTTCGGTAATATCATCGCAGGTCTTCTGGACAAAAAATGAATTCCATACATAAAACTCGTCGATCAATTCAGACAGTACCGCACCGAACGCGAACGTCGCGGGCGTTACGTGGATTCGGTAATAGTAATCGTCGAGGAACGAATCGACCTTCGTGCCCGTTCTTAGCCGCTCAATCTGCTCGACGGGCAGGTAGCTATGCCATGAACTATCACCGAGTGGAATGACCGATTCTAATGGAAGCATTGGTGCGACCGGGCTGGGAGTGAGGGCCGCTGCGATTGTGGCCGAACAACGTAACGTGTCCTCGACAAAAATGCTCGGTTCTAATATTCCTGTGAAAGCTGGCATTTACTTACTCCGTTAATCTGAACTACTACTGCTTGAGTGACTACTGCTCGAATGCGACGAACTGCTGTGACTCGACGATATAGAACTGCTACTGCTTGAGTGCGAACTGCTCGAATGACTCGATGAACTATGGCTACTGGATACAGAGCTTGACGAGCTTGAGTTCGAGCTTGACGATGAACTGGATGATACCTTTTTATATGCGAAACCCGTAAACATATTCTGTGGGTCGCCTTCTAAACTATCGGCGTGAAAGACTGTCCATGTCTCTGCTCCATAGGTTATTTCCTCGGCAGGGTCGTAATTGGTAGTATTCAAAAACCGCACGCCATCCGGCCATCCTATCAATGAATAGTTGTCATCGTCTCGTTCCAAAAAAGTATAAATAGGACACATTGCCGCCATTGCATTGTATGCATCGGGAGACTTTGAATAAAAGAATGATGCCATGCCTTCTTTGTGTATATCGGGAAGGGCATCGCTTGGGGATGGGCAGGGGAAAATAATTTGGTCATTAGAGACCCGGTATCCCGCATTTCTCCAGCTCGCATCTCCGTCAACATCTACATAAACCGCACCATTACAGGCTTGATTGTCATAAGGCTCGTTTTGAAAATATCTCGAACCGTCACGATTCAGACCACTCGTAGCCCAATCATAATACGGCTGGTGGCTACTAAATGAAGCCGAAAAATACTGACCTCCGGTAATCGTTCCCTGCTTTACCATCATCCCTAATGACATGAACTGAAATTTGCCTGCCGTCACCTCGACCACAATATGAACGGTATCGGAATCCGAGTCTGGCGTAAAGAAATAATACGCCGGAATCGCAGTCGTTGACATTGGCGACATTACGCAACCAAACGAAGTATTAGCATCAGTTAAGTTTTGTGGGTATCCTGGCTGGACATGCCAAAGCGAGCCGCCATTATAACCAGTCGAACCATTGACAACCAAACCAGTCACAGTGCCATTTGCACCCCCATCGTTATCTTCGGTAATCAAAGTCGTTCCGGTTTCCGCGATTGCCGAACGGAAATTGAAGTACATCTCCGTTGTATCGGCGGCCGTCTTTTGGACGTGAAGCCGATGCCCGGCCCCAATACCAGCAGACAAATTAACCGTCCATCCTTCGGCCACGAGAAAGGTTTCCAGTTTGCTTATTAAATCGTTCGGCCCTGTACTTACACCTGCTTGATATGACATAATATTACTCCAATTTCAAAGCCCAAAAATCATTTGCATCGGCGTTCGGTAGAATAGGAAATGCAACATAAGTGCCGCCATTTATTGCAAAGGTATCCTCGGCGGCTATCCCACCGAATCCATTAACGGCAAAGACTCCCTGCAATTCACCCACAATATGGTTCGATGGATTCTCAATCATTGGCACAGTTGGAAATACCGGATATGTACCATCAATATTTTCCCGCAAATCGTTACTGAAAATATGAGGATGGTAGGCACTACTTATATCAGTACAGCTATAAGGCCAAACAATATTCGTATTTTGTATTGTCGTACCCGTTTTACCGAATATTTTTATCCAGCTCGTCCCCTGTAAAATTTTCAATGTCGAATAATCACTCGTTGTATCAAATACTGAAGCCGTACACACCGTAGCCGCATTTGCGTAAGGATTCGCAAAGCCTCGATGAGTTACATGGGTTGTACTATATCTGTTTTCAATCGCCGTATTATCAGGACTCGCCGCACCACCGACAACCAACGGATAAGGAAACTGAGTCGGCAGGCCATACGGCAAAGCAAAGCCGAGATACGAAGCCTCGTAAACTGACGAGACTTTCGCTACTACGATAAACCGCCGACCATTAGCCACACACCAGTATTGAATCTTTTCCTGCCATAACAATAATCGAGCCATCCGACCCTGAGTCAAACCCGGCATGTACTCTAAATCTGTGGCTGTATAGCTCGTCATCCCGGCGATCCGCCAATTGTACCAGTCGTTCCCGCCGTCCTCGACCGTCTGTATGGCTGTATATATCTCATCCGTACCTGCCGTACCCACCCCCTTTAGAATCAGCTCATGGCCGCCCACGGCGTCGTAATCGGTATCATAACGCATCGTCGTGTATAACTCCGTCCCACCAAGGCCATCGACTACGACGAAAGTGAACGAATCGCCACCAACAAACAGGATATCGCCTTGAATTATTGTGAAGGCGACTATCCCATTATCGTATGGCGTAGCGACCGTAGCCGCTCCCTGAGCGCCGGAAACTCCGCCGACTACCGTGAAATTAGTAGCAGTCGTCGCAGTCAGTGTCCACGTTTCATCAATAGGGGCCGCACCTGCCCGCTCAGCCGATACATAGCCATCACCCGTATTAGCCCCCGCCGTGATGTTCCACGCCTTTTTAGCGTCTGTCAGGAAGCCCTTGACGGCAACCAGCAACTCTTTATGCCCGTTTGCAAAACCTATTTTATATGCCATAATCCGTCCCTTATATATTTCTATTCCGGCTCGCGTGCCTGATGTAAGATTTCTCGCCCTCTTTGCTATTCATCGCTTCAATCTGGGCAGCCTTTTCGTCGCGAACGATGATAATGTTAAACTTCGGCTCGAAATTTGTCGCTCCGCCTTTGACAATCTGCTTACTCGGAACCAACATTTCATCCTTCTCAATAATCGCCGCCATCTCGTTACTCTTGAGTCCTCGGCCCCGCCGAAAGCTCGGCGTTCCGTGAGGAACCCAGCCAGCGTGCTGAGTTGGTGCGCCGAAAGAACCTTCCGGGGCAACGAATGGATTACCCTCAGAACCTGCCGCCCCAGCAAATAAACCGCCAACTACTGCATTCATTATCCCACTCATCATCGCTCGTGCTGCCATATCCGATGCCATCTTTGCAAACGATGCCCCAATATCCATAAAGAACTGGTTCATCGCATCGCGGAAATTCGCCCCGCCTTGTATCATCGACTGGAACGCACTCGACATCGAACCCTCGATTTCCTGAGCGACGTCAGCAAATTTCTCCGAAATGTAAAGCGATGTGTCCTGCATATCTTCTTTGAGTTCCGAATGATAGACCTTCATCGCATCGAGCCTGCTCTTATGGATACTCGTAATCTCAGCAGACAAAGCCATCTCTTGTTCCGTTATACCGTCCATCGTATATCCATGAAGCGTCTGATATTCTTTGAGGGCAGTCATTCTCTCCTGCCGTGTCAAATATTCCAACGCCCTAACCGATGCAATTTTCTCCTTAACGGCATCTAATTCGGCCTTCATAACCTCGTCGGTTTTTCCTGCCGCTCCAGTAGCTACGTTTCCGGGTGGAGCTTTGATTTCTGTGCTGGCTGCCAAAAGCAGCCCAGTTTCCTCAAACCGCTTGATAGTATCAGCCCACGTCTCACCTTGGGCAGGCGATTCAGGTAGACTCGCGGGCATAACGAAGCCTGTTATTGTACGCGGCACTATCATCATCCATGAATTCCAATACGCATCCATAGCTCTCTTTGCCATACCGAAGCCTTCGGCTGTGTCCTCACCCCATCGCTTTATGGCTCCACGATTTCTTTCCAGAGATTTACTCATTGAATCGAGGGCCGCCGCCAAGGAGGGTAAAATCGCATCGCCAACCGATCTTTTGATATCAGTCCATTGTTGTTTGGACTGTTCCAGTTGGAATGCCGAAGTAGCTGCAATCTTCTGATACGCCTCTTCCGTAGCCCCTAACGAATTGAGCATAGTATCATAATCACCAGCCAGAGCCGTAGCCTTTTGAACGGCGGCTGCAAATCCAGTAATAGCTCTCGATGACGGTAAAATAATAGCCAATTGCTCTGCTGTCGCTGTCTTGAGTTTCTGGATTACACCTACCAATCCGATTGATCGTATAGTGGCACTATTAAGAGCAAGCCCAAATTCATCCATCGCTAATTTTGCCGCTTCAGGCCCCGGTTTAATGAATCCCAACAATATAGCCCGAAGTGATGTAATAGCAATTTCAGTCTGAACACCAGCCCTCGTCATAGTTGCCAGCGTAGCACCCAAATCGTCGAATGAAGCACCAACAGTCGCCGCTATCGCTGCAATTTTACCGATGTTCGGAGCCAACTCGCCGAACGTCGTCTTGCCAAGTTTTACAATCGTAAACAACTTATCCGAAACATCGCCAGCCCGTTCTGCTTCAAGACTGTATGAGTTTAAGATTGTCGTAATTGCATCAGCAGCAACGCCTGTATCAGTCACTCCGGCTTTGGCCGCCTTGGTAGATACAGTAAGAACATCAAGAGCTTTCGCCGTATCTATCGATGCCGAAAGGATATCATAAAGTCCTTTCGCCAGCGTTTCGGTGCCCTCGCCAAACTCCCTACTCATAAACCGCAACCGCTCTGTATAGCGTGGCAATATCGACATCGACTGGTCGTCGAGCATCGTCGATACATTAGCCATCTGCTTTTCAAATGCCGCCGCTTCACGAATACCGCTACGTACCATATTGCTGAACATATACAGACCACCACCGACACCGGCCATCATCAGAAATGACCGGCCCAGCTTCGTGACCGTTGCCGTAGTCCTACTGGCCGTCGTACTGAAAGTCTTGACAGATTTGCCCGCCTTAGCCATATCCCGTTGGAATGTCTCGGTCTTGGCGATTACACTCATTACGAGAGGAATCATTTGTCACCTCTTAATCTTAGTCAAGGCCCATAATAATGATATCAACATCCATCGCATTATCGCCTGTGCCGTCATGCACAAGCCTAAGAGATACATCGGGATTGCAAGACAATCCTGCAGCCGAGGGGTCTGTCCACGTAAATGTACCGCCCGGCTTGATTGTAATTATGTCATCATCCGCCTTGCATATTAAAAGCGTCGTAGCTCCTACCCCTAATATTTCCAGCGTAGCATCGGCCGAGTTGTTCTTGATGTAAACAAACTTGACAGCTTCCAGTGTCAATGCCCGCGTAAAGATATCCAGGTAAGTTCCGGAAGCGTTCAGGTCGATATCTACCGTTGCGCCATCGCCGACGGGAACCGTGTCAGCATAGACAACATTCACCGCATTGGCTCCTGTCCCGTATGACCAGCTCATGTTATTGAGTAAGACTGGCACTTGCATTTCTGTAAGGTCGCCGGCCAGAAACGCCGTCAAGGATGACGCCGGCCCAGCTTGACCAATTATCTTTGTAGTTCCAACAGTCATTTTTATATCTCCTTAATTCATTTTTATTCTTCTATTGTTAATCATCAAGTCCCATTGCAATGACTTCGATGTACCTATCACCTGCAACACCGCCGCTATCGTCCTCTAATTTCAAATCCGTCTGGGTCGTTGTATCTATACCTGCCGCCGATGGATCTGCCCATGCGAAAAAACCACCTGGCGGGACGTATATAATATCGCCAGGAGCTTTGAATAATAGAAGGTCGTCTGCCCCTTGACCTCCAATCCACAATCCCGAATCGACCGAGGTATTCTTAATATAGAGAAACTTGAGCGCATCCAGTGTAAGTGCCCGGCCAAAGATATCCAGTAGGGTGCCTGGTGTGCCAGCAAGCAGGTCTATCGTTATAGTTGATCCGAGAGTAAGCGTATGCGTATCGGCGTAAATAACATCCACCGCACCGGCACCAGTCCCGTAGGACCAACCCATACTATTGGCAATCGCCGGGACTCTAATCTCCGACAGGTCGCCAGCCAAGAACGCCGTAAGATTGACCGACACCCCGGCGTTTCCGTTTATTCGTGTAGTTCCAACAGTCATTTTTATATCTCCTTAATTCTTAAAAATACATTAACATCTCTTCCGGCGGCGGAAGTCCCCGTTTCTTCGGGATGTCCTTCTCGATATCTAACGTGCCGTCAAGCATCTTGACTATCATCGAAATACTCTTTTGCGTTTTCTCATCGAAGCTTATTTTCTGTCCTGCGATCTGTCCGGCGAGGATGGCTTTGTAGCTCTCGGCTGCGTTGCCGCTGGGCCAGTATTGCTCGGCGAAGTATTGCTCTCTGAGTTCGTATTCTTCGTGTCTTTTGAACAGTTCGGACAGGGAGCATTTATATTCACGAGCGAGGCGTACACACCATCGGTGCCATAGATCGCTATTAAGTTTTTTAGTAAAGCTTCACAGCCTTCGCCGCCGTAACCGTTAATCGACAGACACCGCTTGAAGATTAAGTTGACATCCGAATCGTCCATCCCGCCGATCATCGGCAGGTCAAGCTCCTCGAATACCAACTTTCCCGATTCATCCCGAAACGATATCTGTATCAGTTTGGCCGGGCCAAGTCTCTGTACTTCGGGGTCTTTATCGTTCGACACCTGTCGCCAGCCTTCCATTTGATACGAGGATGACCGGAACAACCAGCCTTTTACACCGAACATCTCAGCACTCTCGACCGGCTTGGCTGGTATTGTATGCTTTTCGATAATCGCCTTTTTAATTTCATCTGCATTCATAGATAATTTTCCTTTCGTATTTCAATTTTATGTCCCGGTATATGTAAATATACCAGACCGTTTGAACGTGGCAGTGAACCGCTGCACGCCTTTGGCGTCCGGTGCCGATGGGAATTGCAAACTGATTATTCCCGCCTGCCCGGTGATGAACGCCGTATTGAGATATGTGAGCAGAAGCGTCCCTGTGGTTCGAGCTTCGGCTTTGGCCTTCAATACCGCATAATTGCCGGTCGTATTGTCCGGCTGGAAGATGCAAGTGATTGCCACCTGCCCTGAGTTCAGTGCGGTTAAAATCATGTCGGCGTAATAACTGACCGAGTCCATCGTCAAGATTTCCTCGAAATCAATAGTCACCTCACCGCCGTCGATACTCTCTATCTCACCGATAGTAGAGCCATCGAAAACCAGCACTGATCCCATCCCTGAAAAACCTAATGTTGCCATTGTGTTACCCTTTCAAAATTATTTACTCTTTATACAACACATAAAAATCCATCATTTTTGCAAATACGTTTTGGTCCTCATTTTCTGGATCGATAAACGGCAGCTCGCCTTGATCTTCTAATAGCATCGTCTCAATATGCACACCCGCCGCACCACCACGATGCCCGTTAAGTGCCGCTCTGACTACGGCAGCCAATTCACCCGCCTCAAGTGGGTCATCGGCAAAACAGTTTACTTGTATCCGGCTTTCGACCAATCCATTCGGCCCAGTAAGGTCATAGTTTCTAACACCACTAATGACCTGATATGTTATCGCAGGTAAGCCACTCTTCTGATTGCGAATCATCGGATAGATTCGATTGCTTACCAAATCGGTTATTGAGGTATTATTTACCAACAGACTATATATTGCTTCCGATATCATAGATCACCTTCTTTTAGCGTTTTCCTCATGGATGGCATGGACTAAATGCCGCTCGAATATCTTGGGAGCTGCCGGTAAAGTTACATCCAATGCCGGACGCATGAATGGCTTGGCCGCTACGTCTTTCGGAGCGCCACCGCCCGGCCCAGCTCCCCTGCCTGGGAATGCGTGCCCATATTCAATTGCAGCCGGGATGTAATTACGATTGCCGGTTCTTGGCGAATCCACTACAAATTGTTCTGACTTCTTTGGGTTCATCCACACCTTCATCCCGTACTGGTTCGGCCGCTGTCTTTTGAATGGTTGTAATATCAAAGCTACCGCAATTAAATGTCCCATCCTTTTGCTCTTTTTCTGTTTGGTTCTTCCGCGATCTAATGCCCTTGCGTTCGCTTTAGCTCTTTTCAGCAGTGGAGTCCAAGCCGCCCGAACGCCCTTGCGTACAATCTTTGTAGATACCTTCTTTGCAAATGCGTTCAGGGCATTCTGTACCAACTGTGCGTTCTCAATTTTCATTTGAATCATGTCAGCCATTACAATTTTTCCTTACACATAATTTCCATAAACACATTCCGCTCATCGTAATTGCCGGGGAAATTGATATCGAAATACCGTGTAACTTTCCTCTTTGTATCATAAAATTTGATTCTGTTCGTAACTACTATCGTATCGTTATACCGGATCGTCACCTTGTGCGTTATCTCACCGACCGGCTGCTGGGAGTTCATTACCTCCCGGCCGGACATCGGCCTTACCCACGCCCATACAGTTGAGTGGGTTGTCCATGTCTTTACCGGATGACCGACGGCATCGGGAGTCGTCGTATAACTCTGCAACTCTATTTTGTGTCTCAGTTTTCCGATTCTCATACCAGCACCAGTTTCTCCAGCCATAGAAGATGCTCAACCGAAAGTGGCACCTTCACCATATCGATTTCGCTGACCGCCTCACGATGCTCGTATAGATGGCCGACCATCAGCTTTATCGCCGCCTTAACTTCGTCAGGCACTTTCGCTTCCGTACCGTACCCGGCAACGTAAGTAATCGTCACGGCGTTTGTAACGTTCCTGATATCCGGCCACGTGACTTCGTATGCCTCTGTTATCCTGCCAGGCTCTGTTACTGTATCCACCCGGTATTCAGAGGCAGCGAGCGTCTGTTCTGCGCCGTCAATATCAATGTAAACAATACTCGTCACCGATATTAAAGGCGGGTACTTTGGCCTGATAATCATTGGGAATTTATCGAGCACCATTGTTCTCGGCCGCTTAACGTAAGTTCTGTTCTGAAACTTCTCCGCCCACGACGTCGCCGCCAGACATAAAGCATTGATGTACTGATCATCGTCCGTATGCGTAATCCGCAGGTGGTCTTTCATTTCGTCAAGTGTTATTGGTGATTGTATTGCCATAATATTAAACCTCTGGTATTGCCTCAAAATCGATTCTCTTTAAGTGCGGGCCTGTCCATGACCATACGGCTATCAATGTCTCGGCTTCCGCCAGATAATCGGTGCTTGCTGCCGGCGTGCCTACAACCGCGACTGTATTGCCGCCACCTGTAATGGTTTCGAGATTCACGAACTGACTTGACGTTCCGATATACGTTATCGTTCCGGTAGCCGCCGTTAGATATTCAATGGCATAGCAAAGAGCTACACCGGCAACTGACCCTGTTAGATTGTCGCCAGCCTCTATCGGATTAAGCTCATTGCCGGAATCGAACGCGACGGTATAGCTTTCAGCCGATATCGTCCAATCGACATAATACTGGGCCGTAGTACCTCCTTCGAGCGTACCAGCCTCTTCGACCAACAGCTTTGTTTCTCCATCTTCTCGATAGATTGTCAGGTCGATAGCCGCCGGAGCCGCTTCGATATCATCGAGGTTCATTATCGTCGCCTTTAATCTTATTGTGTCACCTATTAAATATGCCATAATTATGCCACCACGCTTAATATTGATTGGTTTGCAAATACACTTAATAACGAATGGTCGTCATGAATACTTAATTCCGAATTGGTATCATTGACAAACAATAGCCCATACAGGAAGCCCGTAGAGCTACTTGAACTCGAATGTGAAGAACTCGAATGTGAACTTGAACTGTGAGAACTTGAACTATGACTACTGGAACTGTGACTACTGCTCGAATGACTGCTCGAAACCGAGCTGCTGCTGGAACTGTGCGACGAACTCGAATGACTGGATGATATTGAACTGCTCGAACTTGAATGAGAACTGGAACTGTGAGACGAACTACTGTGTGACGAACTCGAATGGCTGCTCGAAGAATGGCTGCTCGATACAGAACTACTCGATGAACTATGACTCGAACTGCTGTGGCTGCTTGAGCTATGAGAACTTAGCGGGGTATCTGACGAACTGCTACTGCTGTGGCTGCTTGATACTGAACTGCTGCTACTGCTATGACTCGACGATACCGAAGAACTTGATGAGCTATGGCTGGACGAACTGTGGCTCGATGAACTGTGGCTCGAACTTGAGTGACTCGAAGATACTGAACTGCTGGAACTGGAGTGACTCGAACTTGAATGGGAACTCGAAACCGAACTGCTTGAGCTTGAATGGCTACTCGAAGAATGAGACGAGCTGCTATGCGAAGAACTACTGTGCGAGGAAGATACAGAACTGCTCGAACTCGAATGCGAAGACGATACTGAACTACTGGAAGAGCTATGGCTGCTGGAAACAGAACTGGAAGAACTCGAATGAGAACTTGAGCTATGACTCGATGAGCTGTGGCTCGACGATACCGAACTGCTACTTGAACTATGGCTACTGGATACCGAACTACTGCTGGAGCTGTGACTGCTTGATACCGAACTTGACGAACTCGAATGTGAGGACGATACCGAACTACTGGAACTTGAGTGCGAAGAACTCGAATGAGAACTTGAGCTATGACTACTGGATACCGAGCTGCTCGAACTACTATGGCTACTCGATTGCGATGAACTTGAATGTGACGATGACAGTGGTGTATCAGACGAACTGCTGCTTGAGTGACTCGACGAAACCGAACTACTACTTGAGCTATGACTGGACGATGAATGACTGCTGCTCGAATGACTTGAACTTGAGCTTGAGCTGTGGCTGGACGAACTATGAGAACTTGAAACCGAACTACTTGAACTTGAATGTGACGAACTACTATGGCTACTGCTTGAATGCGATGAGCTTGAATGAGAACTTGAAACCGAACTGCTGCTACTCGAATGGCTCGAACTCGAATGACTGCTGCTACTATGTGAACTTGAACTATGGCTCGATGATACTGAACTACTACTCGAACTGTGCGAGCTACTCGAATGCGAAGAACTTGAATGACTCGAACTACTGTGCGACGAACTTGAATGGGAACTTGATAGCGGAATATCCGAACTGCTGCTCGAACTATGGCTGCTGGATACTGAGCTGGACGAACTCGAATGCGAACTTGAACTGTGAGAAGAACTACTGTGGCTGCTACTTGAATGCGAGCTACTAACCGACGAGCTGCTACTTGAATGGCTCGAACTTGAATGTGATGAAGAACTGTGCGAGCTTGAACTATGGCTACTCGACACCGACGAGCTGCTACTGCTATGAGAAGAACTTGAGTGACTCGAACTTGAATGAGACGAGCTGCTATGGCTTGAGCTTACTGAACTACTGCTGGAACTATGACTGGATGAACTATGGCTCGAACTCGAATGGGATGAGCTACTGTGACTCGATGATACCGAACTACTACTGGAGCTGTGGCTCGAAGAGCTATGAGAAGAACTTGAATGGGAACTTGATGCCCCAGCGTCCGAAGAACTGCTGCTGCTATGCGAACTGCTCGAATGACTGCTGGATACCGAACTACTCGAACTTGAATGGCTACTTGAACTATGGCTCGATGAACTATGCGAAGAACTTGAATGGCTGGAACTCACCGAACTGGAACTCGAACTATGGCTGGAGCTTGAATGACTGGATGAACTGTGACTACTCGATCCTTCTGCATCCCATGTCAAATCGCCGCTGGGAAAATAGTATGCTGAAACTACACCATCACCCTCGTAACTATGAATAAAGGCATATCCAGTTTTGGGCAGATTCGTTCTTGCCCCGAATACGATAGGGTGGTATGCCCATATCAAATTTGGAACACGATTTTCGTCACTGGGGTTCGTCAGCCACTCAATAGCAGCATCCCAGTCACCATCATAATATCTGTAGCCAACTTGATATTTCGTAATAGAAGCAGCATGTTTGCCTTCCCATGTGACATACAGATTATCACCAGCATCAATGGCAATGCCTGGGTCAAGTTGAGCATAAGTGGCATCGGCAATTTCTGTTTCACCACTCCATGAGCCGTCATACTTTTGGTATTGGATTGATGATGCTTTCCAGTAAACCAAATGTAGGTCACCCGAAGAATCTATTGCCATACATGGGTCGGCATTATTAACAGAAGCAGACGTTACGTTGTCGATAGCTTGCCATGAACCTGTATAAACTAAGTGTCTTACTTGATTATAGACAGTAGAACCGCTATGTTTGCCGTAAAAAACGATATGAATATTATTATTTGGGGCAACTGATATTTGCGGAACCAACTGGTTATAAGCCGTGTCTGTGGTCAATTCCTGTATCGAACCCCACGAACCATCGTTTTTTATATATCTAATCTGTGTGTAACCATTTTCGGGAGGATCTTCCGGTTTGCCCTGCCAACATACATGCAGATTATCACTTGAATCAACAGCGATTGATGGAAAAACTTGCGAGGAATCCCCCTCGGAAGTTGTCGTTATTTCAGTAATACCACTCCAACTGCCATCGTTATACATATATCGAATTTGGTTAAATGTAGTAGAACTTGGTGTCTGGCCTGACCATATAACGTGTAGAGTATCACTTGAATCAATTGCTATACCAGGAGTTTGCTGAGGCTGTCCCGATGCTTCTGATGTTAATTTTGTTTCCGACCAATTCTCACCATCATCAACTGATTTGCTATAATATAATTGTTCTTCTGTTCCGTCATTCCTGGTATAAACACAATGTAAATCACCATTGGAAGTTCTGGCAAGTTTACGCTGAAAACGATATCCTGCACCTATAAAACTTGTAAGTTCATCTGTAATGAGAAATTCATCTGCATCAGGACTGGCACTATGACTCGATGATACCGAACTGCTGGAGCTTGACACTGAACTGCTGGAGCTTGATACCGAACTACTCGAACTCGAATGAGATGAACTGCTATGGCTACTTGAGTGACTGGATGATACAGAACTACTGCTTGAACTGTGGCTCGACGAACTATGCGAACTGCTTGAATGACTCGATGATACTGAGCTACTGCTACTCGAATGACTACTTGAACTATGACTGGATGAAGGTTCGAGTTCCTCCCACGCTCCCATGTGATAATTGTAGTCGTCGGCAGAACCGCCGCTTGTGTATGTATGGGTTTCATCGCCGGTGCCTGATTGTATTGAATAAGCAGCTCCCGTTTGTACGCTACCTTCATCAACGCTCGGCGTACCTAATAATGAAGTACAACCACTCACAGAAGCAAACTGATCCTTCTCTCCGTGTACCATACAACTGACGCAGGCCGATCCGTCAGGCACTGCCGTTACCGTAGCTACCACATCGGCCGCGTTGCCGTCACTCAGGGTATCACTATCAAACATTACTGCCGTAGCCGTAGCGTGAGTAAAATCGCTGCATGAATACCTGATATTGTTGGCATTGCCATTGGGTATGCTAATCTGTCTCTCTACTTCGGAATCCGGTGTTAAATAATACCATATTTCAGTTGCACCCTCGGCGGAAGTTTGCGTCACCCCGCACTCCGCCATAGGGTTGCCATTATAGGTAGGAGCACCAGTAGAACCTGTGGAACCATTTGTATGGAAGCTCAGCGTAAGCACGACAAGCCTGCTGTTCGCCCCGGTCGTATATAAAAACTGCACGGGATTAGCAGAGCTATCACCTGAAACAGCATCTCCGGCATTAAATGCAAAGGCCATTAGCAACCCCCTGTAATGCTTTTGCTATTACTTTCTCGCAAAAATAGTTCCGGCATACGCCCGGCCTGGTATCATGTATTTTGCAGAACGGCTTACCATCTACCATTTCAAGATTAATGCACTTCGATGGGATATGTATCCCCATTTCGCCTTTGCTATTCTTCATAGTTCTAAGGCCATGAAATTCTATCAGCTTCTTGATACCTTGAGGGTCATCGTCATAACTCCGGTTAGTCATCCAGAAGGTATAGCCATCACAGCATTTGCCGCATCGCTCACATATAGGATTTAACTGGTCAAGCATACGGCCTCCTTCAGCTCGGTCGCCAACGAATAATGTGACCGCAGCAAAAACTCAAGCCTGTCGCTAATCCCCTTCACCCCTAAATGACATCTATCCAAGGCGTGTGTCTCCCATGCAATCCGGTTATACGGATGGAAGTGAGCAACCTTAATTTGACCATCAACCTTATCGCTATCGCCCCACCGCTGCCGATAATTCGAGCAGCCCACATTGTAGGTGAAGTTTAATTTCGTCACCCTCTTGTTCTTCTTAAAGACGCGGTTCAGGACATTCTCCTCATAGGTCGCTTCTTCCTCTTCCAGCATTTCTATAATCTTATCCACTATATCCATAGCGGACTTCTTCCAGAATATAGAACCGCCGTTGTACTTGTGGCCGTTATAAGTCGCCCCGGCAACGTCCTTCATTTCAGGAAGGTCAAACCAGATATTCTGCCAAGCGTCGAGGTCGTGCGCCCATAGGGAATCACATTCCTGCAAAGCATATCGAACGCCATACATCTTACTGGCCGTCGGGCATAGTGGGTTGAACTCTATCTGATAAGCCTTAACGCCATAGAGGTCATAATCGAAATTAGTAGTCAGGATAATGTCCTTCGGCAGCCACCCGACATCCAAGCTATTTAGAATCTGGGCATCCAGCAGGACTTTAATCTTGTCCAGCCCGTACCGCGAACTCTTAGTCACATTGGCTGTCAGGCAATTCTTCATTTCTTCACCAACATATATTCCTTTTGGTTATTGCTATCGGGTGCATCGATTTCGTGATAAATATCCTGACCCTTCTCATCATGTTCCCTTGTAGTGGTTCGCTTATACAGACAGTGAGTATCCTTGAAATTTTCAAACCATGCCGTCCATGCTTCTACTGCCCCGCCAAATTTATGAAGTTCGATATTGAACTGAACCGCACCACCGATAAGAGGGATAGATTTCTCGTCATTTAAGATAAACCGCTCACCACCCTCACAATCAACTTTGACAATATACCTTGCTCTTATATGGAAATATTCAAATATCTCTGCAATCGTTTTGCTCTCTACAAAATACTCCGGTACTTTCGGCCACCACTGTTTATCAGCTTCGGTATAGAACTTGTGCGTACCCTGACGATGCCTACCGAAACACATATTATTTCCATCACCCAACGCAAAGTTATAAGTCCTAAACCCCCACTCATCGCCCAACCGTTTCAATTTTTCATAGTCCTCTTTGCACGGCTCAATCGACCGAATCTTTGCATACGGGTCTATCACCTTGAACATCAAAGACGTACAACCGACACACCCACCAATATCAAGGAAGTAGTCTATGGTCTTCGGACCATATTTCCTTAACGAATAACTATCATGCAGCCAGATTCTATGTGCCATCTTGACCTCTCCTTAGCAAGATATATTCGCCCCGCCATTGAGTGCCTGGAATATCCACATCCTCAAAACACGACTTCGCCCCATCTCTTTCCAGCGTTCTGCCTACTACTCTGTGCGTGTCCTTGAATAGAGCAAACCAGTCACGCCACAGCTCTCTATCGCCACCAAAGCCCCTGTGTATCTCGATATTGAACTGGGCCGAATTCCTGACGATTTCAATACAATCCTTATCGTCGAGAATAAACCGCTCACCACCCTCTGCATCGACTTTAATAACGTACCTTTTCCTTATCTTAAAATGCTTGAATAGTTGTGAAAGCGTCCTGCTCTCCACGAAGTATTCCGGCTCCTCCGGCCACCATCGCTTCTCTGCTTGGGTATAAAACCGATGACCCTTGCGGCCCTTCCTGTCGAAACATAGATTCTCGCCATTCCCCAATGCCATATTATAGCATCTAACATCCCACGTTCCCGCCGATACCTTCATAAGTTCATAATCTTCTATGCACGGCTCTATTGATATTACGTGTGCTCTTGGGCATATCGACTTGAAGAATACAGATGCGGCACCAACGCACCCACCAATATCAAGCATGTAATCTATCTTTTCTGGATAGAATTTCCTCCAATCGTATTGATCATAATTCCAGATATCACCTGAGTTCATATTTCCACCTTTTCTTTGAAATTCTTCGTCACGATTGCCTTGCCCCATTCCCTGCCTTGATTGGCTACGAATACACTCTCGGCAAGGTTCTTCCACGAGAGTTCCCTGTTCTCCCGCCTCGTCTTGTCCCAATGCTCAGAAAGATTGATATCCTTCTTTTTTGATGACGTCTGGATTCGGTAAAAATATCCACTTCCCCACTTGACGAGTTTGAAGCCTAACGCCACAGCCCTATCTACTAAATCCAAGTCGTCGTGCCCATAGCCTTTGAAATCCTCATTGTACCCGCCCAGCTCCATGAACTCATTCTTGTAAAAACCTATCCGCCCGTGCATAACGGTTATCTGCTTCGTCTTGCAAAATACTGTCTTTTCTGGGTTCTCATTCGCGCGGTCATTGAGCCAGTGTGCAAATGACACGGCCACCGGCGTACCATCAAAAGTAAAGTTGTCAGCATCCACACTATTGACAATATCACCAGTCGCCAACTTGAACGCCACGTTACGCGAATGGGTCATGCTGTAATGCTCAGGATCTTCGGTTCGGTAATAGACCAATCGGCCACTATTGATATGCTTCATCATTCTGTGCCTGATCCAATTACCTAATCCATCAGACGAATTATAATCCAGCAGGACAAACTCCAAATCTGGATAATCCTCGTTCGCATAGATATTCGCCGGCAGCGTAATCATCAAATCATCCAGCCTGTTCATACAGGTCGTGCAGAAACTTATTCTATGTACTTTAGCGATGGAGCCACCCCTTGAATACTTCATGTACAGGGGCGAAGCCCTGGTCTACACTTTTTACATACGAGCAAAATACATACTCTCTTGTCTTGGTTCGAGGATCGCACTGTACTGACCTCAACGCCACTATCTCGTAGTCATTCGCTTTGCATAATTTCTCAAAGAACTCAATCGTATAATGATAACTTCCGTGATGCGTGAATGACCCGACCATCGGCACTGTATGAACATATAGACAATCCACCTTGCCCATATCGTGAATGTTCTTCCATGCGTTCCAATGCCCAAGCCCCTCCATCCAATCCCTGAATCCACGTACATGCTCCATATCGCCGAAGTCAGTTACAATATCAAAGCACTTCATAAATTTAGGTATGGGAACGGGATAAGTTAAGTCAATAGGTATAGCCCCGTCCTTACCATTCCAATCAATAGAATGGTGATAACAGCCCATGTTGAGGAAGTGGACTTTTGACATCTCAGTGTTAATCTTGTGATTCGTCCTGAGATTTGGCCTTATATATTGATTACCTAATTCAAGCAGCCATTTATCTCTGAAGGTTTTTATCCCAACAGCCTTCGTTGACTCCAATAAGAAATCGTATGAATCTGTATTCATGCCCATATCGTTACTTCCTCTGTAAAGTTCTTTATAAGAGTAGCTTTGCCCCACTGCCTGCCTGCGTTTGCTTTGAATATCTTGTTCCTCACATTGCTTTCTGACTTACTTCTCGCTTTTTCTACCCCCTCAAAGAAATCACCCTCGCAACCAGAGTCTCTTTCTTCTACTGTTGTGTGAATCCGTTTCTCAAAACAGCCACCCCAATAATACATCGTGAATCCCAAATTCCACGCTCGGATAACAAGGTCATAATCCTCATACGTTTTTATACCTTCATCGTACCCGCCCAGGACATTCACAAACTCGTCTTTGTAGAATCCGCACCTGCCGTGCATCCGCCTCCGGCCTTTGGCGAATATGACCTTGCTGCTCTGCTGATTAGCAAGAAGATTCAGGTAGGCCGCCCAGCACATTCCCTTCTGCCTCCCGTTTTTGTCATTGTATATCCAGTTGTCGATATCAAGATTATTGACTATCTCACCATCTGCAAGGAGGAAGGATACGTTCCTTGCATGACTAAAGTTAAAGTATTTCGGCTGCGGATCAACCATCTTATAATAGACAAGTCGCCCGCTTTCGATATGTTCCATCGTGTTATCTTTTACCCAGCCTTCCAATCCGTCCTGAGAATTATAATCCACTAAGATAAAATTTGAATATGGATAAGATTCATTCCTCTTTAGGTTATCTAATAAAGTACCCCGCAAATTGTGCATCCTATTCTGGCAGCTCATACAAAAAGATATCGTGTATTGTTTGACGACTGGCTCTTTTATCTCACCATCCCACATTGTCATCGCTTTGCACGGAATCATACTATTTTAGTCCCTTAACTCTGACCGCCATATCGAATTTGGGTTGCATTCTCTAAAATAGCGATGATCGGCTGTTTTTTCAGAATAATCTGTCAGTCTTCGTGACCAACGATATACCCAAAACCAAAACCTCGTTATTATTGTCGCCTTACCCATATCAGATAATCTCCATCAACTTCTTGATTACGTTCTCGGTATGAAACTCTTTTGATATACGTATAGAGTTCCGGCTCATTGTCTCTATCACTTTTGGATGCTCTATCAGGTAAACAAGAGCCTTGTGATAATCATCGAACTTCTTGCACAATATCCCATTATTCCACGTGAGAACCTGATCGGAAGTCCCACCCCTATTAAGAGCCACTATCGGCAGGCCAGCCACCATAGCCTCGGCGATAACCCTTGCCCACGGCTCCTCACGCTTGTACTCAGGGAAGAATACGAACACATCCAGCTCGTCGAGAAAATCGGCTACCGGCTTTTCGTTCTCTTTGAGACACGACCCTTTCATGCCCTTGGCGATGGAGTCCTTCATCCCCATAAATCGAAACTCTGCCAATGAATATCTGCGCGTTATCTTCTCTTCCAACTTCGGCCAGTCGGGATTCCACTTACTGCCGAGCCGCTTGGAATGACAGCCGAAAATTTTGGCCTTATCACGCACCCTGACCTTTATAGCACCGGGGTCGATTGGGCTGCCCAAAATATATCTCGGTAATGTCCGAATCCTTTCGTACCTGTCCTGCTTGGTTATCTCGTTATAAAATTTCAGGTTGGTTGTGATAATACCAACATTCACAAACTCCGCGATTTCGTGCAAGTGCTGAGACGGACTCACTAAGAAATTATATAAGAACAGCATCTTCTTAATATTCCTAATGGGAACTGGCGTGGAATGACGATGGCTTTTCCCACTCCAATAATCCATCGTAGAGAACTCCCGGCAGTCGGTATTAACTACAATCACACATCGGGCTGTAACAAAGTGTTCCGGCTTTAATAGAGCGTTTGGGACTATCGTTACCCCCTCATCAACCAATACCTTCAGCGACTCAGGAAATTCCTTCTCGGCCAGAATACATGCGCGATGAGGCGTGTGCCTCATTATCCCATTGGCAAGCTCTACGCACCTTCGCTCTGAGCCGCCATCCATATCAAATTTTGAGAATATCGCTATCAATAGTCTATTCCCTTTTTTCCTTTAGTTACTTTGTTGCGCTGTATCCAACGGTTTATGCTCCTTGGTATTGGAACAAGAATGGACTTTCTATTTTTTGTTTTCATATCTTACTTTCCTAACATTTTCTTGGTTATTCCAACCAGTTTTGAAAAAAGTGCATATAGCATTTCCAATTCCAGTCTCGTAAATCTTCCAGATTTTAATCCAGACAATATTTTCAGACATGCCCGTTCTATTGTATCGGTTTCCATTTCTTACTCTCCTTTCAATTGAACTCCAATACGCCCCCGGTGTAATATGTCTGAATTGCACGTATCACATCCTCGGCCTTAATCATGTCCATGCACTTCGGGATTCGGATCGGCGGCTTCGTCCTGAGTTCGACCGGATGCAGGCATAATTCCTCGGTATCCTTCTTATCGCCATCGCCCACCAACTGGCACCGGCTCTTCCAGCATCCGCCGTTATCGCAGCAGGTCATTGCGCCATTAACAGCAAGGTATCTGTGGTGCGGGTACGCCTCCCACTGCACGGGTTCCCTGCCACCAGCTATAATTACCCCCGGCCGGTTTAACAGGCCGTGCTTCGACTCTATGGCCGCTGCAAGGTGCATCAGTAGGCTAACCCCCGTAACCACACCGGATGAATGATATACCAGACGAATCAACTGCCGCAGGTCGGTCTTGCCGATTAGGTCCACGACGCCGTGCAGTTTTGGATGCCAATGCTCCTTCTGTCCAACCTGAACAAATGTAATCTTGCCTTTGAAGTGGTTAATCACCTTCTGATACGAAATTAGGCTCCACCATTTAGCGGTGAAGTCGTACTTGCCGCCTGCATTGATAATCCAGAACCTGTCTTTAATCCCCATGTCCTCGACTTGCGAAGTCCAGCCTTTCTCCTCGTCGCTGATATGAATATCACCTTTGAATGTTGTCGGCTTTATTCTGACATCCAGTTCCTTCTCCAAAAACTGCCTGAAGGCGTGGATGAAATGATGCTGGCCTTCATTGCTCTCGTGAATTAGAGGGTAATCGGCTTTGATACGCTTGCCGTCAATTCCCTTAGTGAGATGGGGATTGTTCTCCCACAACTCCGAGCAGCCGGTATCGACATCGATCTCTATTTCGGGATGCGATAGTTTCAAATCTCTAACCGCAGCCGTCAGCATTACGATGTCGCCGGGACTCTGATAGTTTTTAAGGATATATTTCATGTCTTTCTTCCATCTGTTCATCTGTTTTTAATATTCGTGATAGATAACTGAAATAGTTGCCGTCTCTGCCCCCGCAGAACACGCGAGCTTGCATTGTATTTGAGTATTCTTTGGCTGTATTCTCGTTTGTATCGGAATTGGAGAGTAAGTGACTGTTCCACCTACGCCTGCTTCGGCGGAAAATCTTACCCTTGATATTTCTGTCGTTGCCGCATAAAATACGAGTTCGTATATTCCATCGTTAGATATGCCTTCAATAACTAACCAGTGAATGTCGAAATCCTCGCCGATTGTGTTTACGGGTATTAACTCAACAAAATTGCCAGGTACCCACGGAGGCCCAGCAGCACCGGCAAGTATAGGTATCCCAACAACGAGCGTTGGATATACCTGACTGATACTGTGCATGTGCTCCTCCATTACCTCGACCTTGTCAAAAGTAGTCGCTCTGCCCGCTATGTGTTCTTTAGCCATTACACACTCACCTTTCGCACTCGTATGTGTTCATTCTCATGCATTTATCACCATGCCATCCCCCGAAATTGGAGTCCAAAAGCCATAGAATCTAATCACGCCGCTATTAACTTGAGCATCCAAAGTCAAAACGACATCGTTACCGTCCGTGACTATATATGACCGGATGCGATCTATCGGCTCGATTTCGTTGTCCGGGGTCTGATCTACCCAAATGCCGCGAGCGTCAAGGTCGGCACTCGCAGAATCGACAATCATCGCATCGGTATTTCCGACAACCCCTAACCGGATGTTCGCCGTTGTATTCGGCACACAGTCCGTTGTAATAATAGGAATGATCCTAATAAGAACATCCCCGGTAACGGTAAATACAGACACGGTTCCGGTACTATTGGCAAATGTGATATCCTGTATCAGATTGTTCTTGCCCAGTGCCTCGACTTGCTGATTCGTCGATAGTCTTCCATCCAACATCAACATAATATGCCTTTCTATACGTCCGCCATCGCGTTAAATGCTGTGTAATACACAATCGCCCGAATATTACCTTGAGCAGAAAAAGCATCGACGCCGGGATTAGAATTCTTTTCGATAGTTATATCGACTTCACCAGATGCTATATCGGTATCCGTATTGACGTCGAAATGCTGGACGACCTTGGTATTGACAGCAACCGCCTGATTTGTGGCTATCGACTGAGTTGCCCCGGTCACATATACAGCGTCCCATGTTTCGGTAGCAGCCAGAGCGGCATCAACCCGCAACTGGCAGCCCAATAGCCGCGAGCCAGTCGGCACATTAACATGAATCGTAATCGTGGCCGCCGCCGCTATATCCGCTGCTGCTTCGGCAGCTACAATCGAAAGACCACCTGTCGAGCCATCTGCCAATTTCAGCGAACCGTTCACCTGAACATCCGAGAATAATTCAGTAATTTTCCCGTTTATCGTCAGCATATCATACTCCTATCAGGCTATATGTGACCTCAAGACCATAGGTTCTGGTGTTGCCGTTATTGTAAGCAAAGTCAATCTCGTCGTTACCCATTACCGGAATTGGCGATTCAGGAACCCAGGAGATGTCCTGCACAGTCGTCATGTCCTGACTGAATAAAACCGTATCGTAGACGGGGTCTGTGGCCGAATCTATTGTGACAGTAAAGTTCTCGGCGGCACCGCCTGCGGCAGACAAGTGCAGCTTGACGGCCACAATGTTAATTGGCCTGGTAGCCGCGAGGGTCGAAGCTATCGCCACATTGCCGGTGGCCCTGTGAATTTTCAATGCTTCACTACCCATCATTTACCCCTTTTCTTTTTATTGCCCAACGGTCTGACGTCGGCTGTCTCGGCAACTGGCTCAACCATTGCGGTTTCAGCTTCCGCTTTTTGTTTGGCCTCTTTCTCAGCCTTGTCTTTAGCATCTTTGGCCTCCTTTTTAGCCTTGTCTTTGGCGTCCTTTTCAGCCTGGGCCTTGGCTTTTATTTCGGCCTTGCTGATCTTGTATTTCTCAGCAATACCATCGCCAATCGCCCACTTCGCTTTGCTCTCGGCAAATACCACAATCTGTCCGGGGACAAACGGCCCCCACGCTTTTAACATTCTCATTTTGATTTTCTTCATTTCAAATTCTCCTTATTATTTTATTTGTTTTGGAACATAATTTTTAGAAACCCTGCAACAATCTGGAATGCCTTCTTCGGTGCAAGTATTTATATACTGATGAATTGGTTTTGACCCTTTCTCGAAAGTGCCGGGCCACGTCACCATGAGTTGCATGTGACCAATCAAAACCTGCGGCGTAAGAAATGCTTTAAGCCCGCTCTTTCTCAAGTTCTTCCAGAAATAAATGTCATCATCCAGCTTGCCATCGCCCCATTCACCCTTTTTATCCGGTACGGCAAGGAACCACGGCTTTTTGAGTTTGGCGAATGACGATGCTCTGAATAAAGTTAAGCCGAAATGCCCGGTATCGATTTCAATTAATTCAGTATCGGCTTCATATTCACAGTTGGCCTTAACCGGGTCATCTACGCCAGCCAGTACCCTGTCATTTTCCCGCTTAATTTGTACCGGCAAAATGGCATCGGCTTCCGGATGACTCAACATAATCTGACATAATGCCAAGAAATGCTCTTTTAGATAATAGCTATCATAATCCAAAATGGCAATCAAGTCCATACCTTTTGCTATTTGCTCCTCTATCATCCTTGTAAGTATCTGTGCCCAGAACACGCCATATCCCACATTAAAATCAATTCCCATCGGCGCGAAAACTTTAGTATGACACATTAAATTATTGGTAAATCCAAGACGGGGACATGACATAATTGCCCCTATTTTTGTACTTACTGTTTCCGGCCTCGGCATAGCTGGAATTTTTGATTCATCAACTATTTTGAATAACGAACTGTGCATCATAATAAGATTACAGTCTGTTATTAACATAGCCCGATACCCCTTAGAGCTGCCCAGCCGTTCCATTGCCGCTGCACCTGCCTGTCCTTGGCCGCCAAGAGTAGGAATAAATTCAGTATCGATTTCTGGCTTATACTCAACGACCAATATCCTCGGCTTGTAATTCATCATCGCATTAACAACGTGGTAATCTTGGCCGTCTATATCAATAACTACCAAGTCAATATCCTTGGGAGCATTAAACTTCTCAAGAATGCTTTCTAATGTGCAATCCTGCCCAATCTCTGCAAATACAGGATGAGCATTCGGATAATCCTTGCAATTTTCAACAAGCCTGTCGTAAGCAAGCTTCTCTGATTCGACGAGAATGGCATTCCAGCCCTGCTCCACCAATCGCCGAGTATTTGAAAACAAAATCCCATCAGCGGCACCAACTTCCAAACACCATTTATTTTTTATCTCAACTTTTTCAAACATGGCTTCAATAATGCCATCTTCGCCATACTGCGAATATACATTTTTCTTCCTTGCCATAAAGCCATCAAGCATTTCTCTTAGTTCAGGGCTTCCACTTGTCTTGGTCGCTTGCAAATTAAGGCTGACCGGCAGGCTTGCACAATCGACTATCTCGCTGTCCCAATGCTTGATGTCAGATAGACACGCCTTTTCAAGATGCGTAGTTAGTGATCTTCGGTCGAATATGCTTTTGTGGTAATCGTTGTCGTCAATTTGCCCGCCACAAACATATCCTGCTGTCTTGGGATCGCCGGCCTTATACTGTTCGATAATCTTATCAAAATCAGGAACTGCAATTTTAAGCAGCCCCCCCGGTTTCAATTTGTCTGCCCAGTTCTTTATCACTTTAGGCACTTCATTCATCCCGAAATGTTCAAGGATGTGCGAAGCGCGTATCTCGTCCACTGAATTATCCTCGTAAGCCAATGGATACGCCTCTTGTCCCGTTTTGCGGTCGATGTTTACATACCCGTCAATAGGAACGTCGCCGGCACCAAGATTGATCTTTACTTTTTCCATGTTCTTCCTTTCATCTGTTATTCATCTGTTGTGCTTCTCTGCGGCAAGGGCGGGCCAACGCCCACCCCCACCACAGATGAAAGCTATTTATGCAGAAACAACTGTTATGCAACCAGATACTGTCGTTTCACTCAAATTAACACCGTCATGCTGAGCGGCTGTGATTGGGGACTCTTCACCCCTCGTCAGTCTCGCAACGGCAGCTACTTCAGCACATCCAGCAGCCGTTGAGGTTAGCATGTAAAGGCCGATATACTTCTTGCGACCCTTCAAATCGAACTGCAACGTTATGACATTCCCTATCGATGTAGCGCTCCCGGCGGGTATAGCATATCCGAAAGTGGCAGACGTGGCCACGCTTCCGCTTAGTGCGACAATTTTCGTCATGCTCGATGCCACCGTTACAGTGTCCGACTCAAAAACTTCGAGAGAGGTAATACACCCTGTGTCTGTGGCACCTGTCCCGACTAAAACATCGATAACGCAATAATCGAATCCCGATCTGTCGAACGCCATGTCGAATGTTCCGTCAGCCGTAGCCAATTTCGGGGGAAGCAAAATAGTTTTTACGTTTTGTGCAGGTATCATTTTTTTAACTCCTTATGTTTTAAGTTTCTACTCACCGGCATATTCCGGTGAGGTCATCTCTGATTCAATCTTACGTATTCATCTGCAAGCCGCGCAATGGGCCATAAACGCCTGCCCCTCCGCCGATGTCGTGATTAACGATGCAGAATCGTTCCGTAGCTTGAATACCAATTTGGTCATATTCCAGATACCGCTCAGTTGATACCTTGACGGTAATGCCGCGACGGTCGCCGAGTGTGGTTGAGAGTTTCATGTCGCCGAAGATAATACCGATCAGGCCATTCATTGCAGTACCGGCATCAACGCTTGGCATAGATGCCGATTCGACAATGGGATAGCCCATAAACTTCTGCATCGCACCTTCACCAAGATTAACTGCGGAGTTGCCGCCAATAGCCAAAGCCAGCCGATCAAAGACTGTCGCTTTGACTAACGGATGGCAGTACCATTTTGCGTTTGCACGAGCATACATTGGCAGGGTCATCGCGGTCGAGGTCAGGTCACTGACAAGGATTTCGTTCCACTGGTCGCCCGGAGTTACATTGATGAAGAAACTCCCTGCATGGGCACCGTCAATCATCATCGTTCTGATTCCTGTCATGTTACCGTAAGTCGCCGTGCCGTCGCCGTCGATTCCACAAGCGTCTTCTTTGACTGCAAAGGCATAAGCCATTTCTCCAGCAAGATCATCAGCCAGATTGATGATTGAGTCCTCGCTCAGGTCGGTACTCATTCGAGTAAGGGCTCCGAGTTTCTTGGCCGTTAGCTCGACTTGATTCCACGACTTGTCAGATTCGGTAATTGCCGTTGTTTCGCCGACAAAATAAGCATCCACCCCACCAGACCTACGAGGAATAAGCGTGTGGTCGCTCGACATCGGCAGGATTCTTGCTTCTTTTCGGAACAAACCATATTCCTCTCGCAAGTCGATAATCGCCGTTTCCATTACGGTCGGCACAATAAAGCCGCCGGCCGTATTAATGCCTTCAGTCTGGACGCGAATTTCGTGATCCCGACACCACTGGCGAGCTACCGCACCCTGCGCTGTATGGCCCATAACCGTAGCCATAAGCCATTTACCAGCCGAGTATGCATCCCTCTTGGCATCTTTGCCCCTGAATGCCTTCAACGAGCCATAACGGAAATACTCAGGATTGACAATTTCGATAGGTTTGCCATTCGCTGGCTCAAGCTCAACTGCTCGATCCTTTTTCTTGTTCAGCCGCATCTCAGTGGCTTCCAGAGCCTCTTGCCTATCGGCTTCCTTCTCAAGCCGTTTGGACTCAAGAAGCTGGGCATCAAAATCAATAGCCTCATCTGATGTCATGCCACGAGACTCTTGATCGCACTTTTCTTTTATATCACGAGCGGCCTGTGCTGCTTCAGCCGCCTTTTCTCTCAGTTCTAACACTAACATGGATTTCTCCTTAAAACCTAAAATAACAAACACTTATTTCTTATTTACAATACTCATCCCGGAACATCGGCCCGGCCAGTAAGTTAATCATCGGACAACTTACTGCTTAGCCGGTTTATGATTCGACCGGCTTCATTGTAACCAATATCAATATCACGCTTTCGAGCGCGTTCTGCTTCGAGTTCTTCTTCCGTCTTTGCCGGGGGTTCTTCCTCTACAACCTCCTGATTCTCCTCCTTAAATTTATCAAGACTCCTTTTGGCAACTGAATAATCTCTGGCAGACACAGATGTTTTCGGATTCGCTGGATATACAACAGGCCCGACATCAAACAACTGGCCTATCTTAGTTATAGTTCTCTCGTCCTGCCTGTCGTCGTCAAAATATTTCCAATCGTCCTCGGCCACTATAAATGAAAAACTACATCCCGAAATATCACCCCTTCTAATTTCTTCCCGCGTATCCTTGCCCGTTGTTGTATCCGGTAAGTCATCTTCAAATTTCAATCCAGTTGAATTAGACTCAAGCCTTAATGTTTGGTTTGTAGTCCTACCGAGAATCAAGTTGGGATCGTGATTTTTTAGGCACCTGACATCGTCATCAAGCACATCATCGAATGCCCCTTTGGCGACTCGCTCTCTAAACCATCCTAAATCGTAGAAGTTGCCATACTTGGTCGCATATCCCGTCATTTTAGGATTATCCGAATCGTCAACTCTTAATTCGACATCAACGGGCGGGATATCTCTTTCCTCACGAATGACCAGTTTTGTTTCTTCAATTTTCTTTGTTTCAGGCATTATCTGCTCCTATCTCCTGCATGATTAAGGTTGCAAGTTTCTTGGAATCTTCGATTATTAACGTGACGTCTTTACGCATATTGACTTCTATAAATCTTCCGAGTATGGCCTTAGCACGTTCCGCCGATACGCCTACGATTGACGCCCAGGCATTGACGGGGCCGAACAGTATTTTCTCGGCGTAATCGCTTTGGCCCCGGCCGGAGTTGTTTTTCTTAGTAATCGCCCGCGACCATGCCGAATCGATAAGGTCGAGGTGTGTTGCCCTTACCGAGTCTTCTTCCGGTGGCTTCGGTTCAGGTGGCGGTGCTGGTTCGGCCGGCTCTGTTCCCAACTCCACATAATTAAGCGGCTGGAGATATATCTTGCCCTTACCGTCAGGCAGTGGATTCATATTTTCCTTCGCGCGGATATCATCAGGCGATAAAAATCCCGCATTCCTACCAATATTATAAGCCGCATACCTCGATTTAATATCGCCCCGCAAAAGGCCATCAACTAATATCTCGCAAAACAACTTGTCCCGCTCAGAAGGCAGGAATAACTTGTAATCACATTCCAATTCCCACTTCCGAAACCAGTACAACATCGTCGTCGCAACGAAATCGAGCTGGAGCTGCTCGACATTATTGTATTTAGAGAACTCCATCGAGCCTAACTTGTGCGGCGGGATCTGAAATATTCTCGAACAGTCATCAACTGTCCATCTCTGCACTTCCAAAGCCTGAGCCTTTTCGGGATCAACCCCTGTCTGATTGTATTTCATCCCCTCCTCAAGAATCTGCATTCGATGTGCGTTAGAAAGACCCTGCTGTGTATCCAGCCAACTCTCCTTCAGATGCTTGAACGCTGTATCGGAAAGAGTCGCCGGATGTTCAAGCGTCCCGCCAGGACTCGCGTCATTGCCGAAGAACCTTGCACCGTACTCTTTCACTCCTATACCGTAAGATATGGCTTCTTTGTGGTAACTAACGACGTTGTAACCGGTATATCCGTCGAATCCCAACCCTTTGATATGCAATACGTTTCTGTCGGGAAGATAAACAGTTTCGCCGGTCTGTGACTGCACCTCATAATAGGGCACACCGTCTTTAATCTTCCGCGCTGTCCTGTCTGGCAGTAGCGGCCACAAGGCAACCGGACGACCGCCGCCATCTCTCTGGATTTCCGCATAGCCGTTACCAAAAGTCAGAGCGTGGGCGTGCCGAGTCTCTTTGAATGTCAAGGCGTCCATATACTCGTTCGGCCGGTCGTGCATCAACTTATACACCGGATGGTCCTGTTTTCTGTCCTTGCCGGCGTTATTGGGAAGTCTTTCGTAAACAATGAACGGCAAATGAGCTATTGTGCCTGAAATTATCCGAACAGCGGCCCAAAATGGCGTGTATTTTAGCGCAGAACTCTCACTCACGCGAATGCCGTTCGATGTCGGTTCACCACCATTTACCCAATCAATAAACCACTGAGCCGGGTTGGTAGTATTCGTTTCCCCTGACCTTTTCGCAATAAATTTATTTTCTAATAGCTGGCAGATAGAACCCATTGTTACCTCTTATTTCCTAACAGCATCAATGGCCAGACCAAATCCCAGTAGCGTAATGCCCAGACATAGTCCATTTACTAAGCCAAAAATGGCAGTCCCTATTCCTATTCCCATCAGCGTTATTCCGGTAATACCAACAACCATTTTCATTCCAATCTCCTGAGTCCCCTGTCCTCATATACTGACTTTTTAGGCCCTTCAGCGGTCATAGCGATACCAAGGGCCATAGTAAGAGCTGTTATCCCGTCTATTTTTTCAGCCGACTTGTCCTTTGATGGCTTAATCAACCCGCCCCTGCTATCCGCCGCCACGTTCGAGGCCATCCACCGCAGCACTGGATCGTCGTCGTGATGAAGTCTGCCTAACATCATCAACTGCATCATCTCGCGGAACGGTGCCGCCATCGAAAGTATGCCCTGCCGGAATGCTACGACTCTTTCCTCTCCCAGCATCTTCTGCAAATCCTGCGTTATTTGCATACCCTGAAAACCCTGGTCGATAGCGAACGATTGCAGGCCGTAAGGCTGAATTATCCGTGTAATATCAGCACCAACCTGGTCGTAATCGACTACATTGCCAGGCGTGCGGATAATATGACCCTGATTTGACCAGGCGGCTATCTGGCTCTCCATTCGCGGATCTCGCCCAATAGGCTTCTCGCATAGCCAGCAGTAATGCCTGAGCCAGTAGTCTCGCCTGGTGAAGTTCCATACCTGCTTCTCGCCCCGCAAGTCCTCGTACTCCACAGCAACCGCCTCACCCGGATCGTCAGAGGCAAATAGAATTATCAGATCCACAAAATCACGTATCGCCCCGATATCCAAAGCGGCCCAGCACGGCTTGCCTTTGAACTCATCCCACTCGATTGGACTGCCGCATTTGTCCCACGCCTCCATCGAAATGATGCGTTTATCCTGCTGAGTGCGGATATTTAGGTCTAATCGCTTGAAATCGTTCTCCAAAGAGGGGTCTTCACTGGCTCTGGCACACTGTTCGCGCATATAGTCCAGACTCTTACTGACGCCGAGATTTGGATTGGCTTTATACCATATTTTTTCCTTCTTCCAATCGTCCTCGACCAGTCTACCAGCGGAATTCAGGTGCATAGCCTCATAAATGACCGGCAGATATGTCGGATCGTCAACAATACCATCCCGAACTTTAATAGCGAAATTATACTCGTCGTTACAAACGCTCGGCCGGTCGTAGTCGGCGGTCGTAATCATAAACAGAATCGGTTGTATACGGTTAGCCGAACTCATCGCAGAAGTCAAAGCTGTGTATAATCTCCTGTCCGGCTGTGAATGTAGCTCGTCAATGGCTTGAAAATGAGGATTGTCGCCGTGAGCAACCCGCTCGTCAGCAGGAATGACCTTCGTAACCGAATTATCGGGCTTGGTTACGCTTCTGGTAGTTGCGTAACGGTGACATCGCTTACTCATCTCCGGCTCGTTCTCAATCATGCCGTCAATGTGCCTATATAATTTAGTGGCCTGATCCCGCGAGGCCGCCGCTAAGTTATTCACCTGCCCAGCCTCCTCGTCCATGAAAAAGACGGCGTTATGAATAGCAGCGACAAGGGGGGTCTTCCCATTTTTCCTGGGGATATAAATAAAGCATTTGCGATACCGCCGGACTGTCCGGTTGAGAAAATCCAGTTTGTACCAGCCGAACAAATTGGCGACGATAGCCTTCTCCCACGTCTCCATCAAAAACGGCTTGCCAGATAATACTCCTTCGATATGCGTGCAATGGTCTTCAATAAAACCAATATATGCCTCGGCAGCTTCGGGATCGAACTCACAGCCATCACTATCACGGAACGGGTCGTAATCGGGAATGCAGCAGATTATATCACGCCAATCCTTCGGCACTCGTCTCCGCTTGGCCGTCATGCTTAGTTTCTTTGTTGCAACTATTGTCATATATTAACTTTTCATAAAAAAAAACGGGCGCTCGAATGACTATTATAAAAATAACCATTCAAACGCCCGTTAGTCGGGTAGTTTGATTAATTTATTTATGTATTAAATTGTGTTAGTCAGACTCCCGTCTTTGTCCTCTTATTTTTCCTTCAAATTCTCTGTAACGGATTTCAGTTATCTTACCATCATTCACACAAATTGATGCTTCCAAGGTGCCGTACCCTTTGTTTTTGCACAATTCCTGCAATCTGAGCCAAATCGTACACTCCTTTTCGCAGTTTGTCAAGTCTTTTCTTTGATTTTCGTCCATGATGCCTCAATCTTTTGTATAAGTCCCAACTTCGGCTTACCCCTCTTCTTAACTTTCTTTTTCGCTTTCGCTGTCATTTATTATTTATTTCCGATATGAGCTTTCAATAATTCTAAAGCCTCAACACTCGCAAATCCGGCACTTATGTATGCTTGGAATAAAGCCCAATGCCACTTTGCCAACTCACGGTGAAATCCAGCCTTCAAGATATTCTCTTGGTTCTCTTGGAGTTTCCTACCATTTATAGCAATTTTATCTTTCTCGTCCATTTTTTAACTCCTATTATCCTTAAGGTAAGCGTCTATATCCGTCCAAACCTCAGACCACGCCTTGCAGAAGTTGCAACGCTTTTCAGCCGTACAGCCCTCGATAGTACAAGCACTGATATTATTGCTCGCTGCATATTTAGCAGCCGTTAGTAATTCTATCGGCTTCGATACCTCTCGCTTTAATGCCGCTATGTATTGGTCTTGTATTTCGAGTAATTTCTTCATTTCATCTTTGTGTCCTTGAAATGTGGGCTCGTTGGGTCGTTTTTAATCATTCTCACTCTTTTCCACGCCTTCCATAAAGCAACAGCTATATACTTTTCAAGCTCCGCCATACAACCTCCGTACCACCATACAGTCCATCCCTCACGGTGGTTACAACCATAGTCCTTGTCATAATCAAGACCATATTTTCCTATTTCCAACTTCATGCTCATTTCATCTTTTCCAGTGAAGCCCCCTTGACTGGCTCATAAAGCCAGACCAGAAGCCTAAGCGTTTTATATACAAGACTTTCGAAATTATTAGGTTCCTAAATTTTTTAACTTTCCAGTACAATATACTTCCACACTGCACGAACGCACCAAGTAGCAAAAACAGGAACATTCGGCATTCCCAGATATATCTATTGCGTTCGGCAATATCTTCGAAACTTAAGAAATCTGTTATCCGGACTGAGATCGATTCATACGGATGAAATTCATAATCTGCCGTTCCTGTGTCAGTTCTATAATCGTTGTCCGTCATTTCGCTATCCTGTTCAACTCTTCTCTTAAACTACAACAATCTTTTTGCCCTATAGATTTTCCGTCAATACTGATTATATTCCGACGGCAATAGATTGATTTTCGGTATCCATCCTTTCCAAAAGCTACGATTTTCTCTTTATGGTAGGTTCTACTCATTAATTACGCTCCCTTGAAGAACTTCGACTTGGGAAAATTGTCTTCCTTCACACAATATTTTAACACCGACTGCGTGTCTGGAATACTTATCTTTGCAGTCAATTCTGGATATAATGCCTTGAAATCAATATCTATAATATGCTTCTGCATTTTAACAGGCCACCGCTTTAGCATAAACGGCAGAAACCATCGCTGCTTTAATGCCTGCCACCAATCAACAGGATACTGGCATTCACGCCTAATGTTCTTTAATTGCTCCGAAAAGATGAATGCTCGCAATTCATACGACAACATCGAAGCCACATTAGACGACGAGACACGAACGTCTATGAGTTTTGCGCAGTTAAGCCTTGTTTTTTCAAGAAGAACATTTTTTATTATCCCTGCATTGATTGTTGTATCCATTTCACGCTCCCTTTCGGATAGTGTTCCACCTAATAAGTAAACCATATTCTTTGAAACTCTTTTTTCACGTATTCTAAACTTCTTAATGCACTATCCAGCTGTTTAACACTGGGGGGATTAGACATTTCTAACACTTTACGTGCTTCCGTTTCTATTTTTCTTAGTTGTAGAATTTCAGGATCACCACTTATCACATTGGTAGCCATAATTTCACGCTCCCTTGAAGAACTTCGACTTCTTGCTCGATGACTTATCTTTCTGAACTATCGCAAGGCCAGTCCGAGATGCAGGCCCCATTCCCAACTCGCTGCAAGACTTCCGCAGCCGGGCGTCCGCGGCATCCCGAAAATCGAACAGTGGATGCTTCTTGATTCGGCCAGCTTTTAGCACTTTGCCTTTCGCGGTCACTTCCCGACCGACCGAAACGAACTGACTCTTCAATTTATCGATTTCCTCGCAAGCCGCATCCCATTCCACAAAATCCCTGCAATACATGGCTAAAATGGTTACATCGACCTTCTGTAACACGCCTAAAGCGTTCAATTCGGGGATTCTACGTTGCCATTCTGCCTTCGCCGCCGCACTCAGCCGTTTCGGCATTTCCGGCATATTCGGCTCCAAATCAGCGTCCGGGCGGTCTTTGCCACGCCACGACCCGCGAAGCTTTAATGTCCGCGTCGGCGTTGGTCTTGGTCCTCGCTTACCCATGTCTTCCCCTTTTTAAGTTAATACCCGTGTCAAAAAACGTCATGC